TGTCGCTTATATTATTTGTTGGTGTTGGTGTTGGTGTTGGTGTTGGTGTTGGTGTTGGTGTTGGTGTTGGTGTTGGTGTTGGTGTTGGTGTTGGTGTTGGTGTTGGTGTTGGTGTTGGTGTTGGTGTGCGTTTACTGTGTTCTAAGGCAGCTGCTATTTGTGAAGGACTTGGTCCCGCGCTTCTCTGACCTTCTGACCGTGCATAAAGTGCCTGTAGCATATTCTTAATTTGCGATAGTTGTTCTTCTATGTTTTCGATTGATTTTGTGTTTGTTTCTTCTTGTTCTTTATCGTTTGTTTCTTTGGTTAGTTCTATGATTTCATTTTTCATTTTCTTCATTTCTCTATATAAAAATATGCTTAACGCTATACTTATACCAACAGCACCTATGGTTATATATGTAATATTACCACTATCAAATGGATTAAATGTTCCAACGCTTGTTCCAACACTTGTTCCAACACTGGTAGACATTTCGGCGTTTGGTGTTGATGATTTAGAACCCCTTCTTGTTTGTTCAAATCTAGACATTTATTATATCAAACTGTTTTTTTTAACAATTATGAACGATCATTTGTATTGAATTTGTCGGTTTATACAACAGTTTAAAACTTTTAGTTGTATATACTTCATCATTAATTTAAAATAATATTAATAAAATTTTAAATATATTTCGTTAAATATATTTCGTTACTTGTTAAAATTTTCTGGGTGGACCTCACCCGAATTTAGATCTTCTTCTATTACTATTTTTTATATTTTTTATATTTTTTATATTTTCAATGAATAAATTTTTAAACAAAAATATCAATAATACCCCGATCAAGCCACCCAACAATACATAAACTAATATAAGTAGTGGACTAATAGGAATTACCTCATCCGAAGATGGTGGTGAATTTTCTTCGTTTTTGATATTCATTATACACAACAACAATAAATTTAATTAAGATAATTAAACAATCTAATTAAATATTCAAAGAGTCAAAGTGTGTTTGTACTTGTGTAAATCCTGAATTTCCAGGGCGATACCGAACTTCATTATAATTAAATGCCGACACACAAAGTAAATGTACTAACAACTTTCTTTTGAATTTTTTAATTTTTTGTTGTTTAGTATGTTTGTTAAAATGGTTCATACTTATTCTACACCAATTCCATGGTTTGTCAGGGTTTGACAATATGTCTTCCATTGTAAGGTTGGGGTTTTGACTTATGCTAAACCAATCCCATGGTTTGTCCGGGTTGGACAATATGTCTTCCATTGTAATACCGGGATTGTGACTTATGTAATACCAATTCCATGGTTTGTCCGGGTTGGACAATATAAATTCCATTGTAAGGTTGGGGTTTTGACTTATATAATTCCAACTCCAATGTTTGTCCGGGTTGGACAATATAAATTCCATTGTAAGGTTGGGGTTTCTACTTATGTTAAACCAATTCCATGGAAATTCAGGGTTTGACAATACGTCTTCCATTGTAATACCGGTGTTATAACTTATGTAATCCCAATTCCATGGAAATTCAGGGTTTGACAATACGTCTTCCATTGTAATACCGGGGTTGTAACTTATGTAATCCCAATTCCATGGAAATTCAGGGTTTGACAATACGTCTTCCATTGTAATACCGGGGTTGTTACTTATGTAATCCCAATTCCATGATTTGTCAGGGTATGACAATATAAATTCCATTGTAATACCGGGGTTATAACTTATGCTAAACCAATTCCACGGTTTGTCAGGGTTTGACAATATAAATTCCATTGTAAGGTTGGGGTTATAACTTATTTCTCCCCAATTCCATGGAAATTCAGGGTTTGACAATACGTCTTCCATTGTAATACCGGGGTTGTGACTTATGTAATCCCAATTCCATGGTTTGTCAGGGTTTGACAATACGTCTTCCATTGTAATGTTGGGGTTGTTACTTATGCACCTCCAATTCCATGGTTTGTCGGGGAATTTTTTCAATAACTTTAGTAATTCGTTCATCGTTTCAAATATACTTTATCATTCGACTATTCTATAAATATTTTTGATAATATTTGAGTCAAAGTGTGTTTGTGCTTGTGTAAATCCTGAATTTCCAGGGCGATACCGAACTTCATTATAATTAAATGCCGACACACAAAGTAAATGTACTAACAACTTTCTTTTGAATTTTTTAATTTTTTGTTGTTTAGTATGTTTGTTAAAATGGTTCATACTTATTATACACCAATTCCATGGTTTGTCAGGGTTTGACAATATAAATTCCATTGTAAGGTTGGGGTTATAACTTATTTCTCCCCAATTCCATGGAAATTCAGGGTTGGACAATACGTCTTCCATTGTAATGTTGGGGTTTTGACTTATACACTTCCAATTCCATGGAAATTCAGGGTTTGACAATACGTCTTCCATTGTAATGTTGGGGTTGAGACTTATGCACCTCCAATTCCATGGAAATTCAGGGTTTGACAATACGTCTTCTATTGTAATGTTGGGATTTTGACTTATGCACCTCCAATTCCATGGTTTGTCCGGGTTTGACAATACGTCTTCTATTGTAATGTTGGGATTTTGACTTATGCACCTCCAATTCCATGGAAATTCAGGGTTTGACAATACGTCTTCCATTGTAATGTTGGGGTTGAGACTTATGTAATACCAATTCCATGGTTTGTCCGGGTTTGACAATATAAATTCCATTGTAATGTTGGGGTTGTGACTTATTTCACACCAATTCCATGGTTTGTCAGGGTTTGACAATACGTCTTCTATTGTAATGTTGGGATTTTGACTTATGCACCTCCAATTCCATGGAAATTCAGGGTTTGACAATACGTCTTCTATTGTAATGTTGGGGTTGAGACTTATTTCACACCAATTCCATGGTTTGTCCGGGTTTGACAATACGTCTTCCATTGTAATGTTGGGGTTTTGACTTATGCTCCTCCAATTCCATGGAAATTCAGGGTTTGACAATACGTCTTCTATTGTAATGTTCGTGTTGAAACTTATGTTAAACCAATACCACGGTTTGTCCGGGTTTGACAATACGTCTTCCATTGTAATGTTGGTGTTTTGACTTATGTTAAACCAATCCCATGGTTTGTCAGGGTTTGACAATACGTCTTCCATTGTAATGTTGGGGTTTCTACTTATGCTAAACCAATCCCATGGTTTGTCGGGGAATTTTCCCAATAACTTTAGTAATTCGTTCATAGTTTCAAATATACTTTATCATTCGACTATTCTATAAATATTTTTGATAATATTTAAAGAGTCAAAGTGTGTTTGTGCTTGTGTAAATCCTGAATTTCCAGGGCGATACCGAACTTCATTATAATTAAATGCTGACACACAAAGTAAATGTACTAACAACTTTCTTTTGAATTTTTTAATTTTTTGTTGTTTAGTATGTTTGTTAAAATGGTTTCTACTTATTTCATCCCAATCCCATTGTTTGTCAGGGTTTGACAATATAATTTCCATTGTAAGGTTGGGGTTCATACTTATGCTAAACCAATCCCATGGAAATTCAGGGTTTGACAATATGTCTTCCATTGTAATGGTGGGGTTGCTACTTATTTCTCCCCAATTCCATTGAAATTCAGGGTTTGACAATATAATTTCCATTGTAATATTGGGGTTTCTACTTATTTCATCCCAATCCCATGGAAATTCAGGGTTTGACAATATAATTTCCATTGTAAGGTTGGGGTTATAACTTATGCTAAACCAATTCCATGGTTTGTCCGGGTTGGACAATATGTCTTCAATTGTAATACCGGGGTTGTGACTTATGTTATACCAATTCCATGATTTGTAAGGGTTGGACAATATAAATTCCATTGTAAGGTTGGGGTTATAACTTATGCTATACCAATTCCATGGTTTGTCCGGGTTGGACAATATGTCTTCCATTGTAATACCGGGGTTGTGACTTATGTTATACCAACCCCATGGTTTTTTGAGATTGGACAATATAAATTCCATTGTAAGGTTGGGGTTACTACTTATGTAATCCCAAACCCATGGTTGATTGAGGTTTGACAATACGTCTTCCATTGTAATACTGGGGTTCTGACTTATGCCAAACCAATTCCATGGAAATTCAGGGTTTGACAATACGTCTTCCATTGTAATGTTGGGGTTATTACTTATTGCTCCCCAAACCCATGGTTGATTGAGGTTTGACAATACGTCTTCAATTGTAATACTGGGGTTCTGACTTATGCCAAACCAATTCCACCGTTTGTCAGTGTTTGACAATACGTCTTCCATTGTAATGTTGGTGTTGTTACTTATTTCTCCCCAATCCCATGGTTTGTCGGGGAATTTTTCCAATAACTTTAGTAATTCGTTCATAGTTTCAAATATACTTTATCATTCGACTATTCTATAAATATTTTTGATAATATTTAAAGAGTCAAAGTGTGTTTGTGCTTGTGTAAATCCTGAATTTCCAGGGCGATACCGAACTTCATTATAATTAAATGCCGACACACAAAGTAAATGTACTAACAACTTTCTTTTGAATTTTTTAATTTTTTGTTGTTTAGTATGTTTGTTAAAATGGTTCATACTTATTCTACACCAATTCCATGGTTTGTCCGGGTTGGACAATATGTCTTCCACTGTAAGGTTGGGGTTCATACTTATGCTAAACCAATCCCATGGTTTGTCCGGGTTGGACAATATGTCTTCCACTGTAAAGTTGGGGTTACGACTTATGTAATCCCAATTCCATTGTTTGTCAGGGTTTGACAATATAATTTCCATTGTAAGGTTGGGGTTATAACTTACGCTAAACCAATTCCATGGTTTGTCAGGGTTTGACAATATGTCTTCCATTGTAAGGTTGGGGTTGTGACTTACGCTAAACCAATTCCATGGTTTGTCCGGGTTGGACAATATGTCTTCCATTGTAATACCGGGGTTGTGACTTATGTTATACCAATCCCATGGTTGATTGGGGTTTGACAATATAAATTCCATTGTAAGCTTGGGGTTACGACTTATGCTATACCAATTCCATGGTTTGTCCGGGTTGGACAATATGTCTTCCATTGTAATACCGGGGTTGTGACTTATGTTATACCAATCCCATGGTTTGTTAGGGTTGGACAATATGTCTTCCATTGTAAGGTTGGGGTTACGACTTATGTTATACCAATTCCATGGTTTGTCGGGGTTTGACAATACGTATTCCATTGTAAGGTTGGTGTTATAACTTATGCTAATCCAATTCCATGGTTTGTCAGGGTTTGACAATATGTATTCCATTGTAATGTTGGGATTTCTACTTATTGCTCCCCAATCCCATGGTTTGTCGGGGAATTTTTCCAATAACTTTAGTAATTCGTTCATAGTTTCAAATATACTTTATCATTCGACTATTCTATAAATATTTTTGGTGGTAATGCTAATAAAGTAAGTATAATTATTACAATTACTTTTTTTATTACTTTTCAATTTTATTTAATAGTTAATTTAATTAATTTTCAGGATCATCACATTCATCATCCAAATCACTAACAATATCTATCCCGTAAATAAATGTACCCGGATATGTCTTAGCTCCTGGTACGTTTGGGTACCTTTGTTTTCCTTTCTTTGATGTGATTTTATTAGAGCTAAAGGGGCCTAGATAATAATCTGAACACCATTTGTGAGATCCTAGATGATTGTCTCTACAATGTTCATTGAATGTAGAAATAAACAATCTTTCCCTTACATACAAACCCTCACCAATCTTAACCTTGTCTGAATTCATAAAATTCATTAGTGCATTCGTATTTTCAGCCATACTGTCCTTTGTCTTCTTGAAATATTCAGGAACACAATTCCAAACATCCTTATCTCCGTGTGTGTTTACGGCTTCTTGATATCCCCTGTTACACGCCTGTATGATATAGGTGATCTCTTTGATCAATTTACTACCAAGTCTAGTATCTCCCGAACTAACCTTTTGATCAAACTTAAAAACCATAAGTCTTCTCGAAACACTTCCCGCATTATCTGTATAGCTTGGTACTTCATTACCAGCCAACATACCGGGAACGGTCCATACAATACTTTTAGCGATTTTATGTTTCTCCGCCACTTGAATATCTTCACCACTAATTAGCGATTGAAATTCTGACTGTTCTAGAGCTAAATTACCCTTAATCTCCGGTCCAACAAACATAAACTTTTCGGCTAGCGCTGAAAGTCCAAACTTTTTCTCGATATTATTCGACAAAACACCAACATCACAAGGTTCATAAATTTGTTTTACAATTTTTGTCAATATGGTAGAATTATGAGCAACTGTGAAATCTTCCAAAACTAATCTGTGATTTCCGTCCAATTGCACTCCATAAAAGTAATCTACCTCGTGTTTACTAATAACTATATCTGTTGTAAGATCATTTATTGTTGTGTGGTGTTTGTTGTATAGTTCTTGGTATTGTTTAATATTTGTTGGAATTGTTTTTACGTTTCCCGAAATACATATAGTATATTTTTTTTTGTTGGTAATAATTTTTGTATTAAATCCTAGGCTACAAATTACGTATTCAATGTCTCGGATAAGTTGTTTATTAGTTGTGTCAATTTCTATCCTATCATAACACCCATTTTCGTCCAATATTCCTGCCAATAATTTAAGTCTGTTCTTGGAACTATTTATTTTATAAATGTTCGGGATTTGTTTGTATTCTTTTAGCAAATTTCGTCCTACCAGGTATGGGTCTAACGACAATTGTTTTTCTTCAAATTCAATTTTTACTTTATAGCCTTTGAGTGCATTTTTCTGTAAATTATCTAGTTTCAAGTAATTTTCTACGTTAATTTCTACGATATCTCCTTGTTCATATTTATGTTCATTTATGATAGCATCATATGAAACCTTCAATACTAGTTCGTGTAGACCGTTAACTACATATTCAATTCCATGTTTTTGTTTGACCTTATACATCATATCAACACCAGCAGTGCAAGACAAAACATTACGAGGTTTGGAATCATCACCCATCAATATATCACCCTTTTTCAAATCTTGAACTTTACAGAATGATCCATCAAAACACAAAACTTTTGTGTCCCTTGCATAGCTTTTACCAGAACCAGCTTGTCCTAGTAAGTATGCTAGTACTTGCCATTCTTCCAATTCTCCTAGGTTGTACATATTTCTACCAATCATAATACACAACCATTTTTGAACATCCTCGGGCCATTCTTGATATGTCATAATTCCTACGAAATGAGGGCAATATTTTTTTATAACATCAAACCATTTCATTTCTCCTTTATAATGAAAATCTTCATTAAAGTATTTACAAGCTACTACACTTGATCCTATGGATTTTGAACCTGGTCCACTATAGGGTATCCATTCATCGTAATATATGTCCTTTTCTTCATTATATTTCTTAATAATATAAATCCCATTATTAAAACTGAAAACGTGCCTATCTCTTGAAATATCTTCGAATTCACCACCAATGTATTCAGTCAAATATTCTGCAGCTGCTGCCACATTACTTTTACTTTGTGTTTGATTTTTCCACATTTCGGGGTTAATGTTCATATTATCGGTAAGATCGTGAATAAATGCTTTGATACTCATTGCAGATCTCCACGAATGAGTATCATAACCATCTTTTGTAAAAATTTGTTTATAACATTCTCCATTATACCGACGATATCCCTTACGATGAAGTTGTTCAAGCAAGAAAATAAGTAATTTTTGGTATGGACTCATATCTGTATAATTCATTGGAGCAAAACGATATAGCTCAACATTAGTTTCATCTTGTACGTATTCTTGTTCCGACATAGATGATTGTAGAAACAATGATGTCCTAATCGCATTTTCGGCATCGACGATAGATGCAAAAATTTTATTAAATTTCATTTTAATAGTTTTTAGATCACAATCTTCGTTATCGATATCTTCTATAGACATCTTATCTTGCATGAACACCAAATGAAGATAAGTTGATTCAAATACACACAATTTATAAGCTTTTTCAAAATTACCTAGGCGAAGATTTCCAATATCTAGCCCAAAGTTATCTAACGCCACTTTCAAGTAATCGAGAATAGTATCTCCCTTATGTTCCCACTTAGAATATAATTCATTCAATAACTCAATTCTTTCTTCTTCAGAGCTAGATTCTATTTTTTCACGAACCTCCAGACCCATACGCCGGTTACTCTCAAGCTCAGTTTCATTGGGGTTATTCATACTGACTTGTTCTTATAATTATATTATTTTTCAAATCTTTAACCTATTTAATACTAAATATTATCCTCGGGGATTATCACAAACCACGACAATTTCTATGATTTAAACTAACGAAAATAAACCCCGAAAGGTTATAAATAATTTTATTTGATATAATTTTTAAAAAAAATTGAATTCATTAAATATTGTGTTAAATATCCAAATAAATATACCAACAGTATAGTCTACGAATTGATTAATGTCTGTAAGAATACAATTTGTATAGTTTATGAATTGATTTGTGTTTGTAATCATACAATTAAGAATAGTGTTAAGTGTTGAGAATCCCGATTCGAATAGCCAGTGAACCGCTACAATAAAGGAATATATTTCGTTTGAAAAATTAGTTACAAATATAATAATAACATACATAATGAATAACAATTTCATATACAATTTCAATTTGTAAATTTCATTATTTTTCTCAATACATTTACTCCTTAGTTTAAGAACCCTTTGTTTCCAATAAGTTTCTATTTTAGTTTCTAGTTCCTCAATTTCCTTAATAGAATCTTCAGCTTCTTCTTTGAAACAATCATTCTCTTCTTCAAGACATTCTAGTTTCTTAACGTATTCTTGTTCTTCGAGTGACAATATTTCCAAATATTTATCGACCTTATTGACTATGGCAACAGAACTAACCAATAGAGATTTATTTTTATAATCCCTAATTTGTTCGAGTAATTCTGTCTTGATTTTAATCTTATTAACAATGTCCTGTTCCTTAATAAGTTGAGCTCTACCAATATTTAACAACCCCTGTTCGGTTGCCAACTTTGATTGGTAAATATTTTCCTGACTGTACTCGGCTTTGCCTTCGCAGCGCTTAGCTGGGTACTCGGCTTTGCCTTCGCAGCGCTTAGCTGGGTACTCGGCTTTGCCTTCGCCTTTCATTTTGTTATTTTGTTAATTAAATTAGAATTAGTTAATAAGTTTTGTGCTTTATTAACTAATTATGATTTAGGGTTGAAATATTTTTGAAAAAATTTATTTTTTATTAAGCCATTTTTTACATTTAGGATATTCTTTCTTTATTTGTGAATAACTAACAGCTATAGCCTGTGAACGACTAACAAACTTCCCCTTTTTAAATTCACGAATGTTAGTAGCTATTTTCTTACTTAGTTGTTTTTTACATTCCACCTTACTTGTTCTTTTTGTCAAACTTCTTCTTGAATTGAATAGACTACGTGGTCTGCGAGTACTTCTTCGTTTTCTACGACTGTTTGTCTTGGTATTATAACTGTTATGTTTTCTGGCTCTTACTAGTGTAACATTTTTATTATCATTTATTCCAATTAATGTTTTCCCATTTTTTGTTAACTTGTATCTTTTACCTTTTACCATACAGGTTAATTCATTACCATTGTTATTAATTTTACTTTTACTTATAATCCCTGTAGTTTTAGATTTTATTGAACAAAATCCAGAATTATTGTTTTTTCCGACAGTAACTTTAGCTTCCATCGGTGTAATATATTATAGTAAATATATTTTTAAAATTAGCATTTTCCGACAGCAACATAATTGTGCAATTCGTTTCTGGAACTTATTCCGAAATATGGGAATGCTGAATTTGCAAACAATACATTATTCTGTGCCAAAGGATCAAATTCCCCATTTCTACTAATACTAGATTGCATGGCCGCTCCAGATTGAAATTGTCCAGCATTTTGTACAGTTTGTGGTGCTACATTTGGTGCCCATCTATTGTAATCTACTTCTGTATTATTTACACCACTTTTCTGTGGTCTAATGTCATTACCAAATCTAAGTTGACTTGAAGTATTTGTGTGTGTTCTGTTTTCAGCCTGACTTGCTAAAAATGGAGTTGTTTTGTATGGTGTTACATAGCTTTGGTATATTGGGTTGAGTCTAGAAGGCATTGGTCTTTCAAAATCATTTCGTACGTCATACTGTTTCATATTACCTACAACAGAGTATGTTTCAAACGGATTTGCCTGTGGACTGTTATATTCATTTACGTAATATTTTATTGGTTTTGCTCCAACTCTTAGACTATTTTCGTACGAACATGTATCGTTGTAAATTCTTGTCCATTGGTTAAATGCTTGTGAACCATTTTGATCATACTCACGTCTTTCGGGAACCTTTGGTGGCATTTGATATTATTAAATATATTATTTTTGAGTTATTATACGAAATAATTATTTTATTTTACTTTTATGACAGTTAATTTAATATTAAGTAAATATTTTTATATAAAGATATATATTATATACAATAATAAATAATGTTACCCGAAGAATCATCAAAAAACCAAAAAGTGTCGTTGAAACTATTTCCAGAAATTCCAAGTTATTTGGAGTTAGATATATTAGAATATTGCGGTTATTGTCCTATTTGTGAACAGTTCGTCAATCATAACTTGGTTGCGTGTTGTGAGTGTAGTGGTATATTGTGTTTGGACTATTTGGGAGGGATATTTACTTTAGGGAAATATAATTTAAATAATTTTATTTGTAAAAAATGTAGGTCTATTAAGATTACAACTATTACACCCATTACATTTTACCATAATAAATCAACTAATTTAAAAATTAAGGACAATTAATTAACATACAATAAATACAATGTCGGATGATAATGACATGGATGACATATGTAATTCATTTTCAAAATCGGTGGGTACAACCGAGGGAGAAGAGATTGATATTATTAATGAGATTATTGATATTCTTATGGGTCCAATGACACCCGTAGATCGTAGGGAATACATGAATCATGTATCGTTTACAATGAATAGGTATTATTATGCATTTATTAAGGATATACTTAATAATGAATCTAAGAGTAAGGATTGTGAGTATATCTACGAGATTAGGTATTCATCTAAAAAATTTATCGAAATGTGGACATTCTTTACCCAAAACGAATCCAGGTCTTCACCAAAGGATCTCGTAGCTGTAAAAGATGCTGCTCTAGATTCTTTTAGATGGATAAAGAAGTCTGTAGATAAATTAGATTGTGACAGCGATTATAGCGACTCACCCTCTGATTCATAATTTATATTATTGAATAAACGCGGGTTTGTTACAATTAATTAATATTATCAATTGGTAATGGACTATATTGGAATTTCTCAGTTTACAGATGATGTTATAAAGGGTACGGTAACATTTACAACTGTACCTTCGGGTGTGTGTGTTTCTATTAACTTAAAAAGTGATATTCTAAGAAACTCTCGTCACGGTATTCATGTTCATGAAAAACCTATCACTGAAGAACTTCTAGAGTTAGAAAACTGTTGTGATTCTCTTGGTGGTCACTTTAATCCTACTGATGTAAACCACGGACATCGTTCTGATAAAGTTAATATTTATGGTGGTCATATTGGTGGTCATGTTGGTGATCTTTGTAATAATATAGATTTTGATAACCAAGGTAGATGTATTTACTCCTATGTAGACGAATTAATATCAATAAATGATCGTAACAAAAATTGTATAATTGGTAGGTCTTTGATAATACACGATGGTGTTGACGATTGTGGGATGTATCATAAATATAAACCCGGTTCAAAAAAAGCCAAAGATAGCAAAATAACGGGCAATGCTGGGAGTAGAATATCATGTGCGAATATCATTCGCGATTATTTTGCTGATTAAAATAAGTTTAAAAATAAAGTTGGTAATATAATTAGTGAAAGATATAGTATTTTAAAATGTTTATTGAGTTTTTATGTGTTGTATTATTTTTATTGATTCTATTAAAAATAATAGTTGGAAATGAGTATAGGTTTATCTTTCCTTATTTTCGTAATACAGTTTGGACTTTAGATGAATACTATACAAACCAAATTAGTAAATTTGAATTAAAAACCAAAGTGTATTATTTATGTGAAAAATATGGTAATGATAGAGTTATGGATACTATTAAATATATCTTAAATTATATTGAAAAGGATATATCTGAAAATTTACATTTACATGATTTTAAGACTTCGGAACTTGAAGAACAAAGACTTGAATTAATTAGAGATATGAAAAGTATGTTTAAATTACTCTAAATTTTTTCTTCCGCGTTTCATGTTCTTCCAAAGTCATTACTGTGAATCTATTTTTATTAACATTATAAATATTTTTCTCCGCTCTTTCATTTTTATTAAAGTAATAAGCATCATCTACACCTTTAAATACTTTTCTATATTCTACTTTTTTATGTATGTTAGATTCTAATTCAAATTTATATTTGTAAATATTTACTGCAACCTGTACTAGTTGGTATGGGTGACTACTAATGCTGTAATTTTTCTTATCTTGGTATATATATACAATAGTCCAAATTTGTTCTGAACTATAATCTAATTTATTATGTATTGTCTCTTTGTTACATTCTGGACAAAAGACAGAATTTGAATATTTTTCTATTTTTATATCATCTTGTGTATATAAAAAAATTCTTTAAGTTCTGTAACCTTAGCGCTTTTGCTATTTTAGCTACTCTTACACAAAGGTATTTGGAAATGTATATTTACCAAATTCAAATAAAATATTCATAAGGCTAGTATATTCTTCTCTATTCAATATGGTTTTATTAGATCGTAATTGTACATAATAATCATAACCACTACCTGAAATAATATTACGAGAACCTTGTTTAAATAAACAGACAGAATCAAATTCACAGTAATCATAAATATCACCTTTTATAGTTATATAAGAACGCGTACTTATTAAGTACTCACCCCGCCAATAAATATAAAATTCTTCGTTAACATAATTACAAAATGAATTTCTATTTATGTTTTTAAGACTATATACAACTCTGTCATACTGTTCTCTAGGACTAAATTCCATTAATCATATTTAATATATTTGTTAATAGTAATAAACCCGGTTCAAAAAAGCCAAAGACAGCAAAATAACGGGCAATGCTGGAAGTAGAATATCATGTGCGAATATCATGTGCGAATATCATTCGCGAATATTTTGCTGATTAAAATAAGTTTAAAAATAAAAATTAATGAATAATTAATGAATAATGAATATTAATACTTGTCTAATATGTTATGATGTGGTTAATGAGTACATTAGTTGTAGTAGTTTGAAGTGTAGAAACATCATATGTAATGATTGTGCTGAAACTTATATAACTTATTCGGCTGAAAAGAATCTTATTGCTAAATGTCCTGGTGATAAATGTGAATCTTTCTATTTGGTTAGTTCTATTTTAAAATTGGACCAGAATATTATAAATATTTACAAAAAATCCTGCTATGACTATCTTATGAATAAATCTAGAAAGATTATTGAGGATGATTCTGTGTATAATCAAATCATTTACAAAATCAAAGAAGATAGAATTAGATTTATAAGAGATAATGTTCCAAAAGCTATTTCGCTTATTATAGATATTGCTTTGAAACCAAAACTTAATAAGATAGACAAGAAAAATAAACTTATTAATAATGTTATTAAAAGTAAAAAATTCTGTATGATTTCTTACTGCAATGGTAAATTAAACGACGACTTGGAATGTATTAAATGCGAAACAAAGTTTTGTAAAACGTGTGAACGAATTATATCCGATAACCATATTTGTAAAATTGAAGATATAGAAAGTGTATCGTTTATTAATAAATTGGTTAAATGTCCTAAATGCAGACTACCTGTCCAAAAGAATGATGGTTGTAATGCAATAACATGTGCTGTATGTTTTACAAACTTTGATTATATATCGGGTGAAATATGTGATGCAGGAAACCATAATAAATCTATTCCTGTTAATATTTCAGAATATAATATTCTTAGCGACGAATACAAAGGATATTACAATAAATACGTTATTGATAAACTAAAGAAAATAGAATCCAAGAAACCAAAAGTTTCCGACATTGCTCCGATTAATAATATTGTTAAAAAAATTTACGAAGAATATGGTGTAGATATTGAATTCCAAGAAAACGAAAAAATTCTTACAGACTTGGCATTCAAGTTTGAAAAATATATTAATAATAAAATTAGGTATTCTCGGTACATAAAACTTTATTCATCTATAGAAGATCTCCACGCTGGTGATGGATTAACCTGTGTAGAATTAAATAATATTATAAAAGTTATTTAAAGCAATAAACTATTATGATTATAAAAGATAATGGATTACCAATATGCATTAAACGAAGGGGCAAGCCATTTAAATGATTTTCAAAAAGATGTTATTGAAGAATGTATTCGTAAAGGTTGGGGTGGTCTTTCTCTTCCAATGGGTTCTGGTAAAACTTTGATATCTTTGATAGTGGCGTTAAGTCAATCTATCAAGTACAATACAAAAGAACCTATTTTGGTTGTTGCCACCAAAAGTTTGATTGTGAGTTGGGAGACAGAAATTAAGAAATTTTTTGGTGATAAACTAAAATATGAAATTTTCTATAAAAATCCTGAAATATTCAAGATTAAAGAAGATACTATAATTTTGTTAACAACACCCGAAACTCTTTCCAAGTGTTATAAACATAATCATATTAACAATAAATTTGTAGATGAAGATTTGGTTAATGTTGGGGCATTTGATTATTATAACAGGGAAATTAATATTGACTCTTTTAGACACCCTATTAACCCCTTTTTGGATACACTCGGTGATGGACTTTCATATGTTTATTCTACCAGATTTAGTTCTTTTATAGTAGATGAAGTACAGAAGTTTACAAATATTGAAACTACTAGATGTAGGTCTATAGGTTCTATTTGTTCCACAACTAGGTGGGTATTATCGGGAACAATGTTTGATGAACCAAAGTTGGAACGTATATTGGGTTATTACATTATCATAGATCATCCAACATTTCCAAGAAATTTAGTCGATGCTAGAAATGAAATAACAAATATAAATTTTAAAGGACTTAGTAAAACACTAGTCAAAAGGGATAAAAATACAGAAATAAATATTCCACCAAAATTAAATAAAATAATTATTTCACATAATTTGAGTGTTGAGGAAAGTGTTGTATATTTAACGATGAAGAAAACTTTACACACACTCAAGGAATATGTAAAGAGGCTTAGGTTGGGTGGTACTGATGCCGATAGAGTTAAAAGATTTTCTTCGTATTTGTTGGCAATGGTTACATATCTTCGGCAGGGTCTGGTGTGTCCACTTATTCCTGTTGCCAATATTACATTGGATATGGCCGACCATGATAATAAATCAGACCTTTCTACGATTCTACAGTCTGAATTTAATAAGGCTGGTATTGAAGAATGGATGAATAATACGGATTCGATTAAATCTACTCGTATTAAAAAGGTGTTGGAAACTTTGGATAAACATAATGATGAAAAGGTTGTTATGTTTACTTGTTTTAGGACATCTGTAAATGTTATCAATTATTTTATAAATGATCGTAAAGTATTGATGTTGACACCAAATATGTCAATTGCCAAACGTGGAAAAATCATTGAAGAATTCCAAAGTGAAGAAGGTAAAAATACTATTCTTTTTCTAACGTATGAGTTGGGTGCAGAAGGTTTAAATTTACAATGTTCCCATACTGTCTTGATAATTGATTTTTGGTGGAATTCTGGAAAGACTTCTCAGGCAATTGCCCGAGTACTTAGGTTTGGTCAGATGTCTGACACTGTTAACGTATATTTCTTTACGGGTAATACTGGTATTGAAAAAGCCCTATTCACAAAGCAGCAAGATAAGCTTACTATATTGGGTGAATTGGAGAATGGTCCGCTAAAGTCAACTGTTAAAAAAATGACAATTGATTCAGTTCTTAAGATAATCGAATTGGGTGATAATGTGGATTCATTAACGAATATTAATTAATCAGTTAAAATTAATGGGTTTGTTCCCGGATTTATACTATCAACATTAAAAACCATATATTTTGGGATTACAAGTTTCCATTCAGTTTGTGATCGAAATACTCTTTCTGGTATAGGTGATATCATAGCATCTACTATTAATTGTGTACGATTATGTGTTAGTATGTCTTCTTCCGTGACAACTGGTTCTATTACATCTAGTGTTAATGGTTCTTCTGGGTTTAGTGTACCATTGCTCATAAAATTTAAATCAAATTTTATATATTTGTGTTTTTTATCTTTAATTTTGGACATAATATTTGCTGGAATATTTATTTCTGTATTATTAAATGGACGAATTGTTTCTTTGTTTACACCAACAGTATATTTATTCTTCGAACCCTTGATTAATTGCAATACTATAGGTGTTTTTAATTGACGCTTCCAACGTAAAAAATTTCCAGTTCCCTTTTGTGGTATAAACGTTAAATCTAAATCAATAGTTGATTTTTTAAATAATGAATTTATATCCTCTATGATACTCCGATCCTTGATGCTAGTAGGTTTTATGAGTATTTTACCTAAAATATTACGTTTACCAACAAACGGAGCTATATATTGTTCAGGAACAGCAAATTTAATACTATTCTTGTTATTGGTCATAGAATATACTCTACTCATCATAATCGTATAAAACAATCTACCATACTTGAGAAAACCATCAATGTCCTTAAATTTATCAAAATTATCTATAGTTTCTATAGTTTCTATAAATTTAACCATTTCATCATCGTCATTGTCTTCATTGTCTTCATTGTCTTCGTCGTCATTGTCATTGTCATTGTCTTCATTGTCTTCATTGTCATTGTCATTTTTGTTGTCTTTGTCGTAAAAATAATTAATATTTAATTTTTTACCGAAAACCATGCAATCTATTGGGTAGTATGTTATTACGTCTGTTTTCTTAATATACCCGTCTAATAGGACTGTTATTTCTGAATTAATATTAAAATCAAGTTTCATAATTAGCATGAATTCGTCAATGAAATAATGTTTACCTTTATAACTAAGGAGCATAACTCTTTGACTTCCTACTGGGAATGCAGCTGCTATGTAGGGTCTGCTTTTAAATTTAGCGAATGTTGTTGGTGTTAATACGGACGTTTTTTTAGCGAATGGTAATGAAGATCCTGTGATAGTTTTTAAATATCCCATTACTTTATTTTGTAATTTAATATTTTGATTTTCTGTAGTATATGGAGATTGAGACAACCCTAATTTATTAGCACATTCCATAAGTTTAATTCTTTGTAATTGTACATTATTACCTAGCCCTTCCCAACGTCTATCTTCCCTGTATTCTAAAAGTAAATCAGAACCATTAATTTCAAAAATTTCATCATTATTTTCAACTGTATAACTAATTACATTATCCAATCCACTCTTATTACTTGTACGATGAGTATCTGTTATTATACCTTCGTACTGATTACCATTTTTTTTAAATTTTACGCTTTTACCTATTTCTAAAACATTTGGTTTAATCATTCCCGAATAAATATCAAAATCGGCATTCTTTTGTATATCAAAATCAATCTCTTCTTCTTCTGTGTTGGGAAATCCATTTAGTATTTGATCAATGTATATATTATACTTATCTTTTTTCTTCACAGAACAATATGGATAATATAAATTGTCACGAGCTTGCATACCTTCTAATGGAATGTAATATTTATCCCCTCCCGGACAAATACCTTTAAAACTATATGGGTCTGGTTTAATCCCAATATTTGTTCCTGCTTTTTTAGATCTGGCAACTTGCATGCTTGACTGTATAACAGAACGTATATCACTTATTTTTAAACCATCCTCCAATTCTCCAGTCAGTTCATCTTCTTCATCCATAATTTCTACTGAAAATTCATCTTCGTTTTCTATTACTTTACCTTTTCTATCAAATTCCATGGTATCCTTATTAAATATTTCAACAATTTCTCCTAGTTCAATTTTTTCTTTTTTCCTGTATGGGGATATTCCAGAAACAGTATTTACGTCTTTTTTATCTAAAATTGAAGATTTTACTTCAACAGTTACCATGTTACTGATGTTTTCTACGCTTTGATATATAAATTCCATTGCTTGTTCTAATTCATGTTGTATGTCCTTGTATTGGTCTAATATATTATCTGGAACCATAAACGGATTTTCATCACATAGTTTATCTTCTGTAAGTCCTACATCTTCTTCTTTGCAATAACTAAATATACTTTGTACTTTTCCAGATTTAAAAATCATAAGAGTTAATTTATATGGTTTGCAATAAGTTGGTATGCTTTTATCTTTTGTTGTGCTTAGACAAGGTATAAGTTTCATGATAATTTTTGGGGTTGATAGATCATCACGATACTCTATTTCAAATCTATAGAATGGTATTGTGTTTGAAAATTTATTTACTAGATAGTTATGATCTACTTTATTTCCGGTGTATGTATATTCTTTTGTAAATACTCTTTTGGGGGATATATTATTTAAAATTGGAATCCCTGAGTCATCCTGTGGCCAAAAATAATTATATAATTTTTTAAGGTTTAGTTCTAAATTATCTGGTAATAGACTATAGGATGAAAAAACTGTCGTAACTAGTGATTCATTGGTATTTATTATATATACATCCTTATCACCAGTCTCCTTATTTATAATACCATTGGCATTATTTAATTGATTTACAAATTTAATATAAAAATCTTTGTGTTCCCATGGACAAGATACTAGATGAATTAATCCAGAATCGTAAACCCTTATACTAGTACTTCCTTGATTTTTAAAATTATAACTAACTATAGAACAATTAGAGAAAAATGATTTATTTTTTTTATTTTTTGGTCCAACTTCTGTGTTTAGTTGTTTATAATGAAAATTAAGTAAAGGCCAATCATCAACACTATCACCTATTACTTCAAATTCAAATGAATTATATAAATCAATATATTCTGATTTAGCTACAGTTGTTCTATCACCCATTTTAGAAACAAAAAGATCCCTCAATTTTACGACATCTTCATCTTCATTAACTTTATTTCCCTCAATTACACAACTAATAAAACCAAAAAGTGTTACCCTCAATTTATCATCAACCGGGTCACTACAATTCTCTTTATGGAAATAAGGACCATAATTTTTACAAATCGAACACCAAACACCCTGTGGTATTGGACCTACAGAAGGTCTGGAAATGGTCTGCCTTCCACTAAATCCCGCCAAGGCTGTATTTTTTTGTTTTTTTGTTTTTTTTGAATATTGTATTTTTACAAATCCTTCGGGTCTACGTATATCTTGATTCTTATTTGGTCTACACATTTTTATGTAAGATTTAGAAACAGCTACACTAATACCATCATGTTCCTGTTGTAAATAAGTACCACCCGGATTAACCTCTACATCCACATCAAAAGATTTGGTAAATTTATTTAAATCTATGTTTTGATCGTCACTCTTAATCATAAGTCCAAATGATCCCATAATTAATGTTGGTGAATTCATTCTTATTTACTATACAATAGTTTTTATTTTTTATTATTCAAACTACAGTAATTAATTTAAACATTGATTTACATTATTTAATAAGAATAACTAAAATGAATAGTTCCGTTAATAATTCAGCGGTTGTAAATAAATTCAATGATCTAGTAGATGAATTTATTAAAAAAATGATTTCTACATTCCCCAATGAAACAACCCTTAAACTTTGGTATATACATTTTAAGACATCAAAAAGTTTTAATTCTAAGGGGCCGCTAGAGTATGTTATGCCATCATTGATAGACTTGGGAGTACCAATCATGACCAAAGATGATTCGTTTTTTCAGAAAAATGAATACGTAGAATTCGCAGAATCATTTTCAGAAAAAACAGGACTTGTTAATATTTGGGAATCGTCGAGCACTCAAATTAAGGAAGCTATATGGGGATATATGCAAAGCGTATATGTACTAGGAATGAACGGAATTAATCAACAAGATAAATTGAGGGAGGTTTTAATTATTGCAAGTAATAAAAATTAAAAATATTAATATTATTTTCAATAAATTCTTTTTTAGTTTGAGGATTCATTACTAAATATAAAGATATTTAATAATTGTATATTAAAATTTGATAGTTATAAGTTAAAAGAAATACCCCAAAAAAAAGAAAAATTATTTAGTTTAATAGATGATAGTAGTATAGTTTATTACTATATTCTTTCTTAGTTTAAATAATTAAACTAAGAAAGAATAAAGATGAGTTTGATAGGAGGTGTAAAATCTATTAAAAATTCCAGAGAATTTATTCTACGATTAAATAAATATTTAAGTACTAATTCACTACACATATTACTAAAATCTCCAATCAGCTTTGTTCTATTTTTCAAGTAATGTTCTATTTTATTAATTGATTATCGATTTAAATTGAAAAAAAATATGATTGTAGTTAATAATGGGTAATAATATTAACAACAATCATGTTGAGAGTTTTTGGGTGTCCAATCCAAACGACCTTAATTTATTAAAATTTTGGCCATGTGCTAATGTATCAACTGAAGGTAATATGAATAGGTTGACTGTCCTATTTATTTATATTTCTGTTGTTTCTTCTCTTATAACTAAAAGTTACACACCATTATATATTGGTATTCTTGGTATCGCTGGAATTGCCGTAATTTATTATATGAAATATGCCCCTAATACTGATTTTTTTAACGGTAGTCAAAACCCCCGAAATGTAATAGATACCCAACGAAGAGCTGTGGTTAGATCACCTACAGTCAATAATCCATTTATGAATGTAGAAGTAACAGATTACGACAAGCCTCAAACATTAGAGGAAAATAGTTATGATAATGTTATTTACAAAACACCTAGTACCAGAAACGTAAAGAAACAAGTTAGTGATACTTTTACAAATAGTTTATTCCAAGACCCAAGTGGGAAATTATTCGAACGTAATAATTCTCAGCGTCAATATATTTCCCAACCCGTTGGTAGTGTTCCAAGTAAACAAAATGAATTTGCTCAATGGTTGTATGGTAAAGATGGTGTATGTAAGAGTGGATCTATATGGGAACGATACGGCTTGGAAACTACGCCAGATTCTATGTTATGCACGGGGTTCAATTCTAGTTCTCCCACGAACTTTGGAAAAATGGATAAATAATTTTCTCTATTATCTTAATCTTTATAAAGATTGGTATGATTAAAACGAATCTAGCCAATATATTTGTTCTTCGTTTGGAATATCTAATGAATCCAAATATAGTTTCAATTCCGTAATACACGATGTAATATACATTTTAGACCCTTCTGAATAACATGATTTATTTTTGGATTTAATCCTAATTGCTTCTTTGGATATTTTATCATTATTTGATTCTTTATACACGATTATATCCGAAAAGCTAATCAACGAATTCACAAGTCTTGTTATTTTACCAACTTGACAAAATCCTATTCCATCTAATATTTGAAATTTCAAACTTTCCATCAAATTTGGTTTATCAATTTCGGGCATTGATTTAATAAATATCCAAATCAGGTCTATCAATTCTGTAAAACTAATAGTATCGTTGGAGTTAATGTCTGTCTCATATAAACAATAAGTATAATCAGAATTTCTAAAATAATTTAATTCCTTTAATAAACTACAACCAAATAAATAATTAATAATATTTACTAACCAACATCTATTATTCTTATAATATCTAATAATTTCTTTTATACTATCACATTCAATTGGATTTATTTCATGCTTAATTTTCCGTAATTTTTTTATTGATTCATAAACTGTATTCTGAATTACTGTTTTATGTACGTTATTATCCAATTTTATTTGAGTTTTGTATGCATCATTCAAATCATCCACTAATTGTGTTGTATAATCATCCAATTGTGTTGTATAATCATCCAATTGTGTTGTATAATCATCCAATTGTGTTGTTGTATTATTTACAAATATTCCATCTGGATCTGATAATTTTTTAACATTTCTGTTAACGAATAGTTGTATATTTGGAATGTTAAAATTATTGTAATTATAATCCACTATTATATCTTTGTTTTTCATACAATTTGGGACTGTTGTTAATTTATTACATTTAAGATTTACTCTTTCCAATTTTTTTGTATCCTTTATGTTTAATGATGTCAGCATATTATGGCTTAAATTAATGTATGTTAGTTTGATGGGAATGGAGTAATCAAAGGATTCAAAATAATTATTATATAAGATCAAAGATTCTAGACTAGTTAGTGATTCTAAAAGTTTATTTGGTAATGAATTTAATCTGGTTGTGTTAATATCTAATTTTACTAATTTTTTTGAGAACATAAAATTGTTTATATTGGTCAATTTCAAAGAATTTGATATTTTAAATATAACAGCATCATATTTTTTTAATTTATCTGAATTTTCTATATTTGTAAGATTCATTATTAAATTGTATGTTATATATCTTTAATTTATTTACACTAAAATAAATGAAATGTATTTAAAAAACTTTGATTAATAATAGTATAATGGTTTATACATTAGGTATAGATATTGGCTTATACCACATGGGTTTGGTTGGATGTGATGTATCAGATTCTTATGAGCTAAAAAATGTAGAATTTTGTGAATTGGTAGATATAACCAATTTTAATTGTTTAACACCAACATGTCCCTTGTATCACGATAAATGCATAGCAGACTACATGACACATTTCTTTAAAAATTACTCTGAATATTTCGATAAAGCTGATTACATAATTATTGAACGTCAACCACCTGTTGGTCTTGTTGCTATTCAAGAATTAATAATGTTTAAGTATAGATTTAAATCAATTTTGGTTTCTCCCAATTCTATGCATGCTTATTATAGAATTGGTGATTTGGATTATGAGGCTAGAAAGGTAAGGGTTATTAAGATGACACAACATTTGTTATCTAAGTTTAGTTCTTTTTCTAAATTGGTTAGGAAACATGATATTTCTGATGCTTTGTGTATAACTAGATATTGGTTATTTAAGAAGAATAAGGAATATTGTAAACTAAAAAACATCGAAGAATGGAAACTAAAAAACAATGCATTCATTAAAAATATAGATAAATTTAAGTACTCGCCGGAGGCTTCGTAGCTTCGCTGGGTACTCGCCGGAGGCTTCGTAGCTTCGCTGGGTACTCGCCGGAGGCTTCGTAGCTTAGATTGACTGTTCTGTCATTAATATTTGGGATTATTTTTAATCCATTCGGTGGTCCATTCCTCTTCTGTATTTGGTCCCCACCATTCGTTCTTCTTTGGAAACCTTCCCTTAGTTTCCATCATTACCTCCTTGGTCATATCGCCTCTTTTGGCTTTGTTATATGCTCTGGAAAATTTGTGTTTCCACGTCCCCCTGTATGCATAATCTTTCGTCATTATATTATAATAATGTCATTATATTATAATAATGTCTTTTGATTCTATAAATATATTTAATTCTTTATATTTGTGTTTGTATTTGTATTCGTGTCTGTAGCTGTGTTCGTACCCGTATTCGTTTCTGTTTCAGTATTTGTTTCTGTTTCGGTATTTTCATTAATATCATTATTGGTTGATGGTGGTGGTTCTTCTCCATCGCTTTTTGTTACATAGTATATTACGCTAGCTACTATACCTACTATAACTAGGAAAAATGGATTTAGCAATACACCAAGTATCCTCGAACTTGACCCAATTAGTTTACCAAAAATCCAAGCACCACCAATAATTAATGCTATAAATATATAAATAAAATCGAAAGATAAACCCTTATTCAGTTGGGTAACTTCTAGTGTATAATCTGAAATAACTTTATTCAGAACAGTTGAATTAAATATAGAGTCAATAATAGATTTGGCTTCTTGTTTATTATTAATGTCCTGAACGGTGCTATTGGTGATATCACAACCACATGCCGAATTACCTATAAGGGTGCAAGTCTCGTTTATTCCACCATAATATTCATCTGAAATTTTTTGTTGACAATCTTTTTTATCTTGCGTATTTTCATATTTTAAACAAGGTTTAAAGTTTGGACCATCACCACCACCTTTACAACCACTCGCAGATCCATTAATAATACCATAATTAACAAGAGTAATAGTTTGTTCTAGTCCTGAATTCTGAACATTGTCATTAGTTGCTTCGGCTTTAATACTATTAGTAACAATATTTTTAATAGCCTGTGTAATCTTTGTCATTTCGTCCGAAGTATTAAATTGTGCGAAATTTAGTCCTGAATTTGTTTGTGATATTGTTTTCGTAACCTCTGACTGGAAATCGTTTGTAATATCTGTAACCATTTCTGATTTAATATTTGTAGATGCAATTTGTTCCGAGCTCATGGAAACTTCCGCTGTATTGGATGTACAAAAACCACCACCAGCACCACTACAATTCATAACTCCTCGTACGAGTCTTTCCCCAGGTACATCACATTTATGATTTATAGAACAATTTGTTTTACATGTTTCTACACTTCTACCACCTATTCTACCAGACCCTCCAGTGTCGGTCATATTACAATTATAATCATTCTTACTAGGATTAACTTCTATCCAATCTACTCCGGGTGGTTGTCTGTATATAGGACTATCGCCATTTCTAATATCATAACCTGTTCTTCCGTTACCCAAATCTTTTGTTTTTATGTAGGTTATTTTATTACATTTATCATCACACATATTATCTATGTATCCATTTTGACCAATATTTTCTATAAGTGGGTTTATAGGACATACTAACCTTTGTGCGCGACGATAGCATATATCTTCTCTTTCGAAATCTTCCATTTCGGTGATACCTTCACAAATTCCATCATATGTTAGTGCTTCTTCCAATGTTCCATACATACTATTGCAATTTTCTACGGTTGTTTCACTGCTTAACCTTTTATTTGGTGTAGAGAAATTACACTGATAAGTTGGAAATCTGTCTTCGTATATACAGGTTTCTTCACATGCTTTTTGTTGTAATAAATTCAGGTCGCACAAATTTGTTGCACCAATTTCAATGTTTATAGTTTGTGTCATATTAAATTTTTGTTGTGACTCATTACTCGCTTTGGCCCTTAATTGTTGACCAATTTTGGTAATGGATTCCTGGTAAACATCTAATGATGATCTTGACGTATTACTAGCACCGGCTCCCATGTATTCTAATTAGTATATACATATTAATTATTAATAATTAATTATTTCTTTTTTTTCCCATTCAAACATACTACACTAATAATCATTAACATAATAGTAATTAATAAAATTAAAGGCCAATAAGAAGAGAATACATTTGTGTCTGTAAAAAATTTAGCGTTAGCATCTTTTATAACCATATGACACAAATCATCTCTAGAACCTCCACATGTTTTTGCATCTTGATCACACGGAACTCTGTATTTATCATATAATTCATAAACATCTTCAAAACTCGGTCTGTTATTTTCTGGAACGTTTGTTTCGTCGTTAACTAGATTATGAAATTTATAAACCCACAATGATAGGTTGCGTCTTCCATCTAGATAATCGTTTATCGGCAATATTGTCAGATTTTTTTTATAATGAAGCTTACACCATTCACACGGCAATACAAATTCTAATGATTCAAAAAATATTCTATAATTGTTTGAAATAGTTTTATCTTCTGGGCTATTAGTGACATTTTCTGGATAACCCATTGCAACAGAATGTAAAAAATGCCATGCTGTAGGACCCCAACAACTAGGTTTTAGTCCGTCGTTTGATCCCATTTATAACTAGTAGCATATAAATTATTTTTTGATTAAACACGATATATAAAACACCATTATAAAACATCATTGTTATCAAAGAAATTAAAATCACTTTCCATAGCACTTGGTTCATTAAACCCACCATTATCTTGATCTATCGGTATATCATCGTTAAAATCCTGAATATTTTTAATGTCGGTGTCATTGTTACTACTATCATGGTGACTATCGTTATCACTATCGCTACCGTCTAGCCCTAGAAAATCGAAACCATCTGAACATATAATTTCCTTACTTTCGTCTTTGTAATCGTCTTTGTAATCGTCTTTGTAATCGTCTTTAATTTTATTATCAAACGATGTTGTGTCTCCTATTGGGAATATAACATCGTCTTCTGTATTTTCTTTAGGTGTTGTGAATAATCCACTTAGGTCTGATGTGTTGTCGGATGATTCATAATTATCATTTTTGTTTGGGTCGTCAATACCATCCATAATATCATTACCACTCAATATATCACCTGTATTATCAAATTCGTCAATAGGATCTTCTTGTTTGGGTTCCGGTTTTACATGATCTGTAAATGTATTGCATAGATATTCTTGTAGTATAGATTGTATTGGTATCATTTCACTAATCGTGTTATCTATGTTAGACCCAATTATTCCTCTAATTCTTTCCATATTGTTTCTGTTATTAGAATCATCGAATAGTTCTGGGTTGTAATAGAAACATTCAGCACCAGCTACATAAACGCTATGAATAAAAATTTCTGGTGTAGGTATTTTAATTTTAATGTTACTGTGTTTACCTCCTAGTCTTACGGATGCTAAAATTTTCACATGACTTACAAATATGGCTGTTACCATATCCATGAGGTAGGGGCATTTATTTTTAATACGAGTAGTTTCCATGTCTAAAATTGTTTGGTTCCAATTGGGTACTTGTTTTAAAAATATCTGAAATTGTTTTAGTGGATTATATTTATCTTCTTCTACGGCTTCTTCGTATATGCTTAGAAATCCTTCGTATATAAATGGTTGTAGGTGTCTTTTTAATTGACCAGAGTATTCATCCCTGGCTGCTACAAGCACACTAACATTTAATTGATTGGACATTAATATAACTTTAGGTAATTAATTACTATCGGAAAACGAAACTAATATAATTTAAAGTTAAAAATATTATTATGATTAATACTTAATAAAATATGGATCCCAATTCAAAATGCTTTGTAATGTTAAGTCACAATATTAAGAATGTAGATGCCAAAGTACTAACTGGTGATTGGTATTTATCGGAAAAACATGACGGAATTCGTGCCATTTGGGATGGATCTAAATTACTTACTCGTAGTAAAAGAGAATTTAGTTTTGTACCCGATTGGTTTATAAAATTACTTCCTGAATATCCACTAGAGGGAGAAATTATAGTACCAGGTAAACCATTTAGTTATTTCAGTGGGGTGACTATTAGGAAAACAGATGATCCCAGGTGGGAAGAAATAGTATTTATGATTTTTGATATTCCGTTGGCCAATTTAACATTTCATGATCGTTTTGAAAATATTAAGGAGTTTGTTATTCAATCTAATAGTAAATATATTAGTCATGTAAAATGTACTCTAATTAGGAACATAGAGAAACCAGAAAATATGAAGAAAATTCACGATAAGTTCAATGACGTTGTGGATAAGGGAAGGGAGGGTGTAATGATTATTCGGTCGGATAATTTATACGAACCCAAAAGGGTTAAGACTATTCTAAAATATAAAAAAGAAAATGAGGGAGAATCTATTGTTATTGGTTATTTGGAAGGAAAGGGTAAGTATGTTGGAATGTTGGGAAAACTAAGATGTAAATTACAAAATGGTTCTGAATTTAATATTGGTGGAGGATTTGTAGATTTACAAAGAAAATGTTACGTCTTCAAAGAAAATGAATTTGGTGTAAATAGTAGGATTTGTGTGTTAACACAACCTAATGAATTATGGGGACCTGTTCCTAAGATAGGAGATATTGTGACTTATCAGTGTATGGAGATTATTCCAAAGACTGGTATTCCACGTATGCCCATATATAAAGGTATTCGTTACGATCTTTGATCCGATCTTTGATCCGATCTTTGATCAAATTAAGGCGTTAAAGTGTGTCAAATTAAGGAATCCAGAATTTTTCCAATAATTCATTCATCTTATTATTATTATTTAAATTAAGACTATTCTATAAATTAAATAAATGTACTGTACAGATGGATAAAATTATAGGATTCTTCCGAAACAAATTTGGTAAATCTTTTAAAAAGAAAAAGAGTCAAAGGACAAATTCTAAGCTTTGGACCAAGACAGTACAAGAAGTTAAGAGAGGTTCTAGTGGTGGTAAAAAGGGTCAATGGAGTGCAAGGAAAGCTCAATTGGCCGTTAAATTATACAAAAAGAAGGGTGGTGGTTATACAGGTCATCGGTCTAAATCAAACAAACTATCAAAATGGACTAGGGAGGATTGGGGTACTAAGAGTGGTCGCCCAAGTGTAGTCGGAAAAAAGGCATCTGGTGAAAGGTATTTACCTAGAAAGGCGAGGAATGCATTGACCAATTCAGAATATACCAAAACATCCGAGAGAAAGCGGAAGGATATTAAAAAGGGTAAACAGTATTCTAAACAGTCTAAGAAAATTGCTAGGAAAGTAAGTAAGTATCGTTAATTATAATTTCATACTGTAAACATTTATGCTTTCGTTAATACCTTTTTTATGTAGGAAAAATTTATACTTATCAATCTCATAGTTATCTTTTATAATATTACTTAATCTTAATGATTGTCTGCTCATTGATAACAAAACAATATTTTTAATTTTAAATGTTGGTTATTATTAATGAATATTGTTTTGTTATCCGTGTTGGTGTTTTTATTCCTACTATTAATTATTAAATGTTGTTTTTATACATTGAATATTTATTCTGGATTTTTAAATAATAAATATACACTTGATGGTGTTGGTCATGATATAAAAAACTTACAAGGGACTGTGGATAAAAACATATTAGTTATATCTAATAAATTTGCAAGAAAATTAAAGGATATGTATATAGCATTGGAAAAAGTTACTACTAAATATGGTATTGAGATATGGGGTATTTCTGGTACTGTTCTTGGTTCTTATAGACATGATGGATTTATACCATGGGATGATGATATGGATTTTTGTACGAATATTAAAAATAAGGATATTTTAAAGAGTGTCTCCTTTATGAAAGATTTGAATAATCTTGGTTATACTATTACGTATAATCAATTGACTATGCCTATTTTTCGAATTGTTTCTATAAATTCTAAAAACATAGTTCCTCCATTTATTGATATATTGTTTTCAGTAGAAACAGATGATAAAGTGTCTGTCTGTATGAGAAAAAATGATTTGTTAACTAACGATAATGGAAAATGTGATTTATTCAACCCTAAGATGGTTTGGGATAAGGATTGGATATATCCAATTAAGAAAGTTAAATTTGAAGATATTGATATATGGGTCCCAAACAACGAAAAGGAAGTTATATCAAGAGAATTTCACAAATCAGCTTTAAATACAGCCGTCGTCGATTACTCCATTCATTCTGGTATGGGTTGGTTAATACCTGCAGTAGATGTAAGTATCTCACCAATAAATAATAAGATAATAACACTATTTCATTGGGATGATGTAAATCCATTAAATATAGGAAAAATATACAATAATTCTAAAATACCTGGTGTTTTAAGTCCTATTCCTTTCAATTAATTCTTTCCAAAACAGTCATTAATCTTAAATACCCAATAAAATGGCCACGACAATACAGATATTACTAGAGCTGCTGCACTATTTTTACCACCCTTTTTGGATAATTTAATGGCGTTAACGATTGTTGCTACCCAGAATCCTATCCACATTATATAAACAATCAAAATTAATATTGTTTCTGTATCCCAAGTTTCGGGTGATGTAAAATTTTCTTTCTTATTGTTGACTATGTGTTGTGTAGCTAATGTTTCAAAATACATTTATTACCAATACTAAATATTTTTAATTTTAATATATTAATTAATTGTAATGGTTCACACCAAGACAAACATAAAATCAATTATCAATAAATTGAATGAAAAAAGTCGTAAATTTTCTATAAGACAAAAAAGATATAGTTATTTTATTTTAATTATTTTTGTTTCAATGTTAATGATGATTTTTTCTGTTTTGTATATGTTATTACATAATTCAGAAACAGATTTTTATCAGGAAGGAAATAATTTTAATAATTTTGGGGATTCTGTATATTACAGTTGTATAACAATGTTTACTATAGGATTTGGTGATTATTCGCCACAGACTTCTATTGGTAGATTATTAACATGCATACAAGTACTACTTTTTTGGAGTACTGTTTTATATTTTACTATTACAGTAACAGAATAATTTAAGAAATAGAATTATTAATTATTATTAAAAAGTATTATTAAAAAGTATTATTAAAAAGTGTAATTTAAAAGTGTAATGGCTACTGTATTAATTATCGAAGATTTGGGGTTGGTTGATGATTGGGTTTATGACCTGGAAACTAATGACGGTACGTTTAGTACAGGTGATGGAATTATTTTAAAAAATACAGATTCTTGTTACATAAAATTCGATGTTGATAAAAAAGAGTTTCCTGATGACGATACTCATTCTTATATGAAAGAACATTTTCGTCTTGCTGAGGAATGTAGTAAAGCTATTACGGAAACATTTAAGCCACCTATTGAATTAGAATTTGAAAAAGTTATGTCTCCATTTTTTCTATTTGCTAAGAAAAGATATGCGTATCTTGAATGGACAAATCCAACTAAGCATAATCATGTAGAATATAAAGGAATTCAGGTTGTTAGAAGAGATAATTGTCAATATGTTAAGGATGTTAGTACAGACATTTTGAATAAATTAATGTATGACCAAGATATTGAATCGGCTAAAGAAATTGCTATTAATGGTGTTAATAATCTGTTGCATAATAAGGTTCCTATAGAAAAACTAGTTGTTTCTAAAAGTTTGAATAAGTATTATAAAAAAGATGGTGTTGAAGTTGACTGGAGTACGGCTGAAGTATCTTATCCCCATGTTAGATTGGCACAGAATTTAATTAAATTGGATCCTATGGGTCATCCCAAACCACCAGACCGTGTGCCATTTATATATATAAAAACCAAGGATAAGAAAGCTTTGCAGTGGGAGAGAGTAGCACACCCATCTTATATGGGTGATAATAAACTTGATCCATTATATTATTTGGAAAAACAACTAATCAGTCCACTTGAAACATTATTTGAACTTTTGATTGACGATACTAGTGTATTGTATGCAGAAGAGAGACAAAAATGTATTAATAAGAATGAAGGGTATGTTAAAACTATAGATAATTTTTTTGAGGTTACAAAGTCGAGTAAACCCATAACGAATGTTAAAAAGCCGACTAAACCCAAAATAACAAGTAAACAAAGTAATATGGGTAGTTTTTTCGCTAAAAAGACCTAAAAATTCGGTTATTTTCGGTTATATTTTATTTTTTTTATAAATGTGGTAATTAATGTCAAGTTCATCTTTAAATTATTGGTCAAAATGGCCAGCACAAGGAGAATATGTTAAAGATTTAAATTGGGCAGCAGATATATCGATCGATTATTTAAAAAAAATCATGACAACAAAGAAAATTATCAATCCATGTATTTTATTTGATGTGGATGAAACGTTAGTTTTCGGAGATCCGGAAGAAAAATTGGGTGTAAGGGAAATGGAACTTGGTGATCATAGTGGACAACCAGTATTTATTTTACCACCCAACCCGCAAATTGTAAAAATAGCAAAGGAAGCAAGAAAATTGGGTATAAAAATTATTATTTTAACAGCTAGACCGAAAACATCCAAATTAGCAACAATTACAAATTTAGATATGTTTATGATACCCTATGATCGTGTTTTTATGAATGAAGGAGACGAAGATCCAGAATTTAAAATTAGATTGAGACGTAAAATATGTAACCAAAATAACCTTTTGCTTACAGTTGGTGATCAACCATGTGACGTCCTATTACCTGGTCGGTCGGGGATTTTAAAACTTCCGGACCCCGAATCAAAGTGTGCATATTTTTTACCTGGTTTATATTAAATGGGTTTAAAAATTTAAAAAGATATAATATGAAGTATCATAATGAATGAACAAAAGAATCTTAACGTTGGTAATGGTGAATATTTTGGACCCGATGATGAACTTTCCGTAGATGTTAAGAAAGAATGTATCGCGAGGGCTAAAGCTGAATTGATCGATACCAAGGGATTTGATTTGTTTTTAAACTTGGAGAAAGATGACCAAGATCTTAGAGAACACGGTCAGGAAATAAGTTTGATTAGTTTTTTGGGTCCCTATGATTCTCTTAAAGCTAAGCACGAAACACTATTGTTTAATATTCGTGGTTGTTGTGATACAGTAGACGAAACAAGAAAAAAATTAACAGATATTGAAAAAATTACCAAAAAGTACGATATTTATACATTTGAAATGTATACGTGGATTGCAATCCCACCCAACCCGGAATTCATGGAAGATAATGATAAACACGAACTGTATTTGAATAAGATTATTTGTGATCATAAATTGAAGCTTCAGGTTGATAAAGAATTATTTGAAACCCGTAAAAGACTAATGACTACAAATCCCGATCTTAATTCGGAACCCAATAAAATAAAGGATAATGAAATTAATAAAGTTGAAGAAGTTAATAAAGTTGAAGAAGTTAATAAAGTTGAAGAAATTAATGAAGTTAATAAAGTTGAAGAAGTTAATGAAATTGTTACTATATCTAAAACTGATGTTTCATCTATTAAAGATAATATTGAGGAATTCAATGGTAAAGAAAAATTGGATCAGTGTAGAATTGATGATCAGAATTGGGCTGTAATTAGTATTGTTGGTACGGATATTTTGGGTAGGGCGTTGAAGGTTAAGGGTTTTTACGAGACTGAGGATGAAGCTAGGGCTAAAGCTGTAATGTTAACTGACGTCGATAATACATTTGACAATTATGTTGTAGAGTGTTACAGGTGGTTGAGGGCTGATATTAGTCCTGATGAAATCAACGATCAGGTATATGATAATGAGGAACTTAATAATATGAACAAAGAACATAAAAGTCAAAAAAATAAAGCATTGCAAACACTTAGTAAAAATCCACCCAATGAAGTAACAGCTTCATCTTTGTTGAGTGATATGGAATAAGCTATTTAAATTTATAATTATATTTTATTATCGTCGATTTTATTATCGTCGTGAAAATTAAATATAAATAAAAATTTCTTAATATTATTTAAAAATTTTCCAATTAATTTGTTTATCTCCGCCCACCCTGCATTTGATTCATATCTTGGTTTCTTTGTGCTGTTATATTATCCATACTTTCTGCTCCGTTACCCTTTTGTTTTTGTCCTTGTTCTTGTTTATATGCAGCATCTGCCTGAGACATATCTGCACCCTCCATACCATTTGAAGCTCCTAGGAAACTAAAACTATCTGTACCTCCATCTCCTCCGCTGTCTGACCCTAGGTATGAGAATCCTTCTGATTCGAATCCGGAGCTATTTGTATATGTTGGGCTTGCGTCGAGTTCTCCGTAATTTTCTACGAATGTGAAGCAATCATTACCTGTTTTTATTTGTCCATTTACTAGTATGGATGGAACTTTTGTTATACCAGGTGGTAGTTTGGGTGCATTTTCTACTGCTACTACTTGTACTAGTTTAGCTAATATATCTTTCTGTTGAATTTGTTTTATTAGATCAATGCAGTGTTGGCATGATTGACTTATAAATAAATATACTGGTTCTTGTTTTTGTTCTTGTTCTGCCATAAGTTAATTATTATTCTAGATTCTTTATTTGTTATAAAGACGCACACAATTATTGTGTTAATCTTTGGAAAATAATATGTTTCCCAATTATTAAATGGAATCCCAAGAAGGAATATGTATAGCTCTCATTACGGCAATTTTGGCTATTTGTTATTTTTCTCCAAATTATAAGGATTGTTTTAATGGTAATATAGAATTTTTCGATAATTCTGTTGAATTTAATCAAAAAATAATCCAAAATAATAATGTTCCAAGGTTGGGTTATCAGCCATCTATTATTCGTCCTATGGATAATACTGGTCATAAAAAAAAAGATAGTGATGGAACAACTTGTTCGTGGCCTTGTTATTCTGGAAGTAAGTATAAAGGATGGTGTAAGGAGTCTGATGCCATAGATTATTATGCTATGAGGCCGTTGGTTAAGCCTACTACGTATAATGGTTGGTTGACTAATTTATTTAGTCATATAGTTGTACCGGGGAATACAGTTTCTAAGATTTTGGATTCAAAATTGGTTCCTAAGATGTTTTGTGCTGATGGAAATATATTTGATGATATTGATACTAAGGAACGAATTATGAAATGGTTAATGGAAAAAATAGCGGTTAATGTTAATAAAATACCTGAAATGAAGAAGAATGGTAGTTGGGGTAATGAGCAGTTTCATCATATTGATTCTGAGTTATATGCATTTACTACAGATAACAATAAGGGAAGTGTATTTAAATTGGTGTTTAATCTTTACAATCCACTGAGGTCAACATCAACTTTGGTCGAGGCTGTTGTAATTAGTCCTGAAGATAAGGGTTATGTTCTTGCTAAAATGGATTTCGTTAATAAGGGAGAATGGGATACAACCAACCCTAATCTTCCAAATGCTATGAAGGGGTATAATTTGGGTAGAAGTGGTAATCAGTTGGTAATAGATACAAATAGTCCAAACCTTCCTAATTCTTCACTGCTTAATTGGAATTATGGTAATACATTAAATATACAGGAGTTTAATGAATATGGATTTTACGAGGATGGTAAGAATGTTGAGATTCAGGGTGGTGTTCCGGAATCTCTTAAATCTGCTATAGCTAAACATAATGGACAAATGTTATTATCGTGTGAGATCCCAAAATTTAATGGAGTAAATTCTGAAACTGATAAAGTTGTTAGAAATAACGGTATTCCCCATATGGTTAAAAACAATCCTAGTATAATTTATAAAAAATCTAATTTTGGATCACCAACACGAATTAATAATTAATTAATATCGTTCATTCATTGTTTTAATAATGTTTATTGTATATATAATAATTAAATTGGTTTAAAGAATTGAGTATAGTAAATAATATGAAAGGAGATGAACAGCAATGTAATATAAAGTCTCCTGTAACCTTTTCTAAGAAATAATAAAAATTAAATGTTTCCTTTAGCTCAGTTGGTTAGAGCATCCGACTGTTAATCGGAAGGTCACTGGTTCAATCCCAGTAAGGAAAGATAGGTTTAGTACGCCTCGTGAATATTATTATAATAATTCACTAAAAGTATTATAAAAGTGTCTTAGAGCTTCTATGATGTATCGGTTAGCATAATACGCTTATGACGTGTTCGGTCGGGTTCAACTCCCGATAGAAGTAAAGACACACTTATAATACTTTAACAATAGGTTGGTCCAAAGGATAGTTATAATAACTGTTCTTTGGGTTAGCCTCCCAATTGCCCTCGTGACGCAGTGGATAGCGTGTCTGACTTCTAATCAGAAAGTCGAGGGTTCAAGTCCCTTCGGGGGTAAAAAATAGGTTTTGTACGAGTTGGTGTAATGGTATACTCAACTGTTTTACGGTTGTAGGGGTTCAATCCCCCCACAGTACAATTAGCTTTCTTAGCTCAGTGGTAGAGCGATGGTTTTGTAAGCTATAGGTCGGGTGTTCAATTCACCTAGGAAGCTTTCTTGATATAGCTCAGTTGGTAGAGCAGTGGACTGTAAATCCATTTGTCGCTGGTTCAAGTCCGGCTATTGAGAAATGTTACACTGTTAGTTTAGTGGTAAAATATTCGTTTTCCAAGCGAATGTCTCGGGTTCGATTCCCGGACAGTGTAACCCACGTAGCTCAGTCGGTAGAGCGTTCGACTTTTAATTTTTCGAAATTATCGAATGGTCGAGGGTTCAAGCCCCTCCGTGGGTATATATCCTGAGTATGATACAAAACTGTTCATAGAACCTATGGTTCGACTCCAAGTAGGAGAAAATAGATAAAGTTTAACGATAAAGTTTCAATATATACCGATGCCCGAGTGGTCTATGGGGGTCAATGTGGCCCAGGTTGTGTAGGCAATGACACAGCTAAATGTATCTTGTTCGGGGAAACTCCTTAGAGCCTTAGCGATTTATATCGCCAATAATGTTTAGCATTATTGTTAATAGTTACCTTAAGAAATTTTGGAAGCTCCCTCGGAGCTGAGTTGCAAAGCAACTTTAACGAACAGTGGTAACACCACTTCCCATATTATTATTAAGGATTGGACAATCCCGATGTGAGAACCTAAGTTTTTTAGTTAATAAAATACGGTTCCGCGGTAACGACTGAACGGATACACGCTTGAAAGTTTAACTAACTTGATGATAGCGCAAGATACAGTCTGTCCCTATTTGAAAATTTAGGGGTTAAACGTGACTTAAGATTTGTACTTTACGAAGACAAATTAGAGATCAACTGAAGCAATTCACGCGGGTTCAAATCCCGCTCGGTATATATTGAAATTTTTCGTAATTACGAATCAGTTTAAAGAATAATATTACTTATTATTTAAAATGGAACGAAACATAAATAAACAACGATTTACCGAGTTGGTTGAAATATCTAGATCGTATAATGATTTATCGAAAAGATGTGGATGGAAATATAGTAATGGGAAAATTATATATAAACTAGAACAACGTATTTTAAAATTAGGATTGAATAGTAACCACTTCCTCGGTAAAAGTTGGTCTGCAGGAATGGTTAGACCAGAATGTAGTTATAATGGATTTGAATTAAGTAATATATTAGTAGAAAATAAATATTATAAATCGAATAGACTCAAAAAGCGTTTAATCGAAGAGTTGGGGTGGGTTGACAAATGTGTTTGGTGTGGTATAGGTCCAGAATATAACGGTAAACCTTTAACTCTTCAATTAGATCATATAAGCGGTAATAATTGTGACAATCGTTTGGAAAATTTAAGAATCCTTTGTCCTAATTGCCATAGTCAGACGGATACTTGGTGTTCTAAAAAAAGACCATTAAAAAGGGAGATCAATTTTGACGACGTTATAACAATACCAAAATATTTTTTCAAAGAACCGGTGCAAAAATACAAATACAAAGAGTATCTCTGTGACATTTGTAAAATTAATACAACTTTACATAAAAGTAAGACGGGTAATGGTTACAGGTGTAAAGAATGTTATAAAATAAGTGTTAAAAGAGAAAAGGTAAATTTTGACGACGTTATAACAATTCCTAATTATTTTTTTAGGGAACCAATCACTAAACAAACACAAAAACAATACCTCTGTGACATTTGCAAAATTAATACAACTACTCACGAATCAAAATCTTTCGACGGTTATCGTTGTGTAAGTTGTTATAGAATTGATTGTAGGAAGGTAAAAGACCGACCGAGTAAGGAAGAACTTATAAAATTATTGGAAACATTTAGTTATGTTCATATTGGTAAAATGTTTGGAGTTAGTGATAACAGTATTCGTAAATGGCTTAAGTAGCCAAATTAATTTATTTGCTTAGACAATGATAGACCCGATGGAAATAATCGTAGCTATTCATAATATTAGGTTACCAAAAGAATTATTAAACATTATTGTAGGATATTCAGTAACAATAATGTTTTGTAATAAATGTAAATGTGTTCTTCAAAAAGATTATTCTAAATTAGATCCAATAGCTTGGGTGCACAAAGAACATAGCATTCAGTGCAAAAAATGCGTTCCAAGTTTAAGTTATTTATATGATAAACGTTTCAAAAATTAAACCCATCGTCCATTGTTAAACATGAATTTCTTCACACTTTTCTCTATTTTGGGACTAGCGTATATGTTTTGAAAGTGGTTTTCTAGGGCAATTGATTTTTTTATTTCGTTGTCTTCTTCTATTCCCAACAGAGACATAAGTTTATTGTAATAATCTAAATTTTCTTGACTGTTGGTCATCAAACTACCACAATTATAACATATGAAAATTATGTCGTCACGACTAGCACTCCTGTCTAAATAGCAAAAACCTTTTTGTTCTTCTTCACAATATCCACAATGACGAGAATTACTCATCCTACTATATATGTCTTCATATTCTTCTATGACCTTGGGTTGGTAATTAATTACTATATCTACTATATCGACTTTGTCAGTAGTTTCGACATTGTCGTCTAACATAGAAAATTTGTTAACGTTGGTTGTTTCCATTATTTACTTTTACTGTTACTTATAACTTTAAACGGATTCTAAAAAAAAATCAATTTCGTCTATTATTTCCCATATAGAACAATTATCATCAATCATACCAAATATTATTCTATCTAGTTCAGATTTATCATCACTATACAAACTGTCTATCAACATAGAAGTTTCAATACCCATATCGGTGTAAATATTCTTTCTTAGATCTAAATGTTTCTCCAATTCTTCTATCTGTTCATCGGTCGCCAACCTGTCGTAAATATAATGCAAAGGAACTGACGTATTTTTCATATCGGGTGTATATTCATATTTATATTTTCTTCTTTTTTTATTAGTATTTTCATTTATTGAATCATCCAATGTTCTTTTCATTATAAGTAAATAATAATTTAATTAATAGTTTTAAACAGTCTTACAATCATTAAAAAATTTATCTTTATTCATATAAACACCTATTTTTGCATTAAAACAATCATTATTAGATTGTCGTTTTTCAGTTATAGTAAAATCATCATTATAATAAGAACCACTATTTCTGGATTTTATTTCATATATAATAGAATTTTTTTTATTAAAATATTCGATAGCCAAATCTTTCATTTTATTTGTCGGACTAGAAATAAGAAGAGTCTATAATGTAGTTATTATTAATAATATTCCCAATATTCCTGAAAAAGTAAGTAAACCAAATATCAAAAGAATTCAGATTAATCTAAAATGTTGTAGCTATTGTCGTAAATATAATCAGGTTCATTGTAGTTGTGGATGCAAACTACAAACTTAAAGATATTAATAGTTAATTAATTAAAGAGACAAGAGTCCAAACGTAAAAACAAACACATGGTCAGTTTCGTGTTATATTCTTGCGTTTTTTTGATTTATTTTAATAAAATAAACATGGGAAATTCAATCAATAAGGTTCAAGCCAAAAATTGTAAAAATCTAGCATATGGTAAATTGTATGGACCAGGTACTGGTTATGTAGACCATCCGTCTGAAAAATTGTTTGAGAATATTAGGAAACTTTCGGATGTTAGTTCTATTTGTGCCGAACAGAGAAAGAAAGCTGGATATGATGACAAAAGAAATGTAATTATTAAAAAAATCAAACAAAATTTAGAAGACGGTGCTAATATCTATCACTATGGTAATAACAATTCTAGTGTATACAATAGTTTCCAGTTAGCCTATGTTCTAGATCAGGATGAAGTTACAGAGATGATGATTCCTTGTATTACTAAGAATAGGCCTCCTTATTACAATTTTAATTACCTTCCCTTTTTGACTCACGCTTATGTATATAGGGGCATAGGTAATTTTTACAAAAGTACTGCTCCCGAGCAATTCTCTTTTTCTATTTCAGAAAATATTTACAAAAAATATTTGGACGTTGCAAGTGATGCTGAAAAGAAAGATCTTGAAGATTACAAAAACAAAGTAGGTAAATATAAGCCTTGTGATAATGGTTATTCTAATATTCGGAAATATTACACTGATTTGTGTTATGAGGACAATCCGGGTGATGCGAATTGTCTTAAACACATTCACCATTACCTCAATACGGATAAATTTGTTCCTCCTGAATTCCGTTCTTAAACATATTAAAGAATAATTGCGCAAGAATAATAAAAATTATTGACGACGAAATGTTTAACGACGAATTATAACTTGAATTGGTTCAATATCGTGATAGATTTATATTTGTTTGTTTTTATTCAATCAATTTAAAGACTATTACACTTTTTAATTTACATTAATAACTTACATGAAATAAATTAAAATATACTTAAAGAAATATGCTTTATAAAATGTAAGTGGGGGTACACAGCAAAGCGCTTTCGTGAAATGTTTTTATAACATTTTGATTAATATATATGTACGTATATTAAAAATGAATTAATTCGTACATTTAATATAAATGCCCCCAGTAATGATGACTTATGTCGTTTATTATAATTCAATTAATATTTTGAATTATAATAAGTAGTTTAAAATTTAATATTAATTTATATATTAAAATTAATTAATGAATCCCTTTGATAACCAAATGATACCAGGTATTTCAAATACAATTATGCCTTTGATTCTTATGTTTATTGTTCTTATTAGTATTGGTGGGAGTATGGTTGAAAATCCAAGCTTTACGTTTCAACCGTTACCACCCGTGGTACTAAATGATTATAAAAATTTTCAAGTTCAGGATAATGGTATTGTAAGACTTAATAAGGGTAAGCATAAAGTTATCCATCATGACATTAAGGTTGATTCTATAATAATACTTTCCCGTAAAAGTCTAGAAGGTAAAGCTGGTGTTAATTTAATAGTCCACATAGTTCCAAACGAATCATTTACTATAAGTAGTGTTAACGGTGAAGCGGAAACAGAATTGGATGATTGTGGTGAAGTGTATTATAAAATATTTTAAATGATGTGGAGAATGATCCGCACAGGTAATATAATATACCCTAAAAAGAAATGAATAATAAAATTATATAACATATTATATTTATTATTTTTTAACAACCGTAAAGGATATCTAGCACCAACAATACCCAAAACTAAACTTATAACTATAACTAAAATAATAATACCACCATTTTTAATATTCTCAAACCCTTCAATTCTACGAACAGAACTTCGCTTCTGTGTACCTCTGGTCAAACCTCTACTAGAACGTTTGTTGGCAATAATTTCCAATTCTTTGTTAGTTAACTTTTGACTCATTAGTATTAACTTATATATTCATTTAAATTTAAATGTTTGTTTAAATTAATATTAATGAGGTTTGGTAGTTATTTTCTTTTGAAGAAAGATCTTCCTATTTTAACTGAAAAACAGGTTAGTGTGTTAACAAATGATCAACAAATAAATAATGATTTTATAGTGTTGTCTAATGAACAAAGTAATGAGGTAGATGAAATTTACAATGATTTTTTAAAAATTATTGAATACATTTATGAATTTGAAAAATTACAAAGAAGCTTGCCTAGATTGAAACGAAGAAAAAATAAAACAAAAAATAAAACAAAAAATGAAACAGAATATAAAAAAATAATAGAAGAATATAATAAAATAATAGAAGAATATAATCAAATGGAAGAATCTTTTAAATCAGTTGGGGAAAAATATTTAGTTAATAATGACATAAACGATAATATATTATTTATTTTTGCATTCCGTAGATTAGTTTATAATAACTTATCGGAAGCTAAATTATTATTAATTTATCTTATTAAACAAACTACACCCGCTAATTATTTTAAGGATATATTAGTAGAAATAAGAAGTAGTAATTCTGAAGAAATAGCTGATTGGTTTTTTGATTTGATATGGTTTAAACACTAAAATAGTTTTACATATTTAATTTTTAAGTGATTTACGCTTTGACTTTTTAAGTGATTTACGCTTTGACTTTTTAAGTGATTTACGCTTTGACTTTTTAAGTGACTTACGCTTTGACTTTTTAAGTGATTTACACTTTGACTTTTTAAGTGATTTACGTCGTTTACCGAAAGAAGTACCAATACCAACATCAATACCAACATCATTAATTTTTGAAGAATCTATTAAGGTTATAGCTTTACCCTTAATTTTATCTAAGAAATCTATTGGGGTGTTAACGTATCCTTTTCCTCCCGGGATGTTTGTTGGTATAAATGCAATTCTTATTAGGTCATCTATAATATAAACATTATATCCGGCTAAAGCAGCATTAATAGCAGTATCTAATACACATATATCACCCGCTAAACCAACTATAAATATATTAAGTGGTTTATTATCTATTTCTTCTTTATCTTTTTTTTCTTTATCTTTTTCTTCTAGTATTGTATCAAGTCTTTTCATTTCACAACCTGTTTTTTTATCATCAAAATTTTCGGTACCATCTTGTTTACAGTCGCTGATATATTTATCCATATCTTTTGGATTGTCAATGATATCAAGCCCTTCAATTTTAAATGAACCTGTCCATGTACTTGTACATAATACACCTTTGGTATTATCACCACAACCACATACAGGTGATATTTCGTTTCTATAATTTTTGTATTCCAGGCCGCTAAAACTATCTGTACCAACATCGAATCCTTTGTAAACTATATGAGTATTTGTATAAGGTTCTAATAAATCTAATATTGGGTTTACTATCTTTGCGCCAGGCGTACCCCATACACAATGAGGAGGATAACCATCTTTTTTTGGTAGGAAAGAACAATGATGTTTTGGGTGATAATCTTTGGTTGCTATAATCATTGCATTTTCATCCTTAAACATTTTAATAACTCGTGTAAATCTAAGTAAATCCATTTTAGTAGATTCTTTTACTCCAAATGCACCACCACTATTAAGGGCAATATCATCATTAATAACAACATTACCAAACCATTTGTTTGTATTATCATTCGCATAGTCCATAAAATCATTTTGCATATCTACTATTATTAGTACATCATCTCCGGTTATTGTTACAGTTTTATCCTTATTATAATTTATTAGTTCATCATTAATATTGTCGTCAAGTTGTACTGAAGAAATTTCGTGTAACATGTCTATATAATCTTTATGGTTTGCTTTTGTTCTATCATGTTTATAAGTTTCACCACTACTATCTAAAACTACTATGTCTTTTGTTGTACGCATTGTTATTAATAAATATATTAAAATAAATATAAAGATTATTTTTGTTTTTTTATTAAAATGGGAAATTTGTTTAGTTCAAACAAAGTTGATATTGACACATACTCGTCTCTGACTTCACAGCACTTGGTTATTGAGGAAAACCCTGTAGAACATAAGCATAAATTACTATTCTACCCCGACTTGTCTGTATATGGTTTGAGTTTTATAATTAGTTCTAACAATAATTACAATATATCTTTATCATTTAATTTAAGCTATAAATATTATTATATACTTTTTGAACACAAAAAAGATAATATTACCTTTAAAAGAGAACAAATTTCAATTATTGGTAAGAATAATTCAGATACTAATTTAGATTACGTACGTTCTATTTGTGGGCATGTAACGATTGTATTCAAATTTATGGATTTTTACTATTGTTATGATGTCCGTAATGAAAAACTTGAAAAAATAGACGGTGATAACGATGTTATAAAACTAATGAATGTTTATAAGATACTTGATCTAAAAAGAAGTGCGGTAACGTATTCTTATAATGTGCATATTTCTACTACGTTAAAAGATGCTATACTAAGCGAAGATAATGTCAAATTTGCATATAAAATTATAGGTAAAAAAATATAGTTTGTTTGTGTATATGATACTTTATATAGTTGCATTGTGTATAATAATTTATTTCATGCCAAGTATTTATAATTTTTTCACTACTGAATCAACAAGAACTAAGAATTTTAATTTTCATAAAAAGTTTAATGCTAAGAATACTGAATTTTTAAAAGATTTGGTCGTGTTGGAGACAAAGATTCCTGAAATAATAGACAATCGAAAATTATTTAAAAAATATTACAAGGGTATTGATTCTGTGTATGATCTTAATGGTAATAATATAGTGGGCGTGGAACCTAACGCACAGAAAGCTTTATACCACCTAAATTTATTAATAAAAGGTCCCGAAGGAAAAAGTGATGATGTTCTTCAGTTGGCTGAAATATATCATCAGGGTATGCATAAATTAAAGCCTGATTTGGATGTTGCATTAAAAATCTATACGGACATTTTAAACAATAGTGGTGAAGAATTAATCAGAGATAAAGCTTATGATGGAATAAAGGATATAAACAGGAATAGAGCATTAAAGTGGCTTAATTTACCACCCAATCATGACCCTACCAATGTTATAAGAAACGTTGACGAAGTTGAATTAATAAACGAACCTGAAATTATAGAATTAATAAATGATGATCAGTTCAATATAAATTTGGCTATACAATTAAATAACGATATTATCAATAACGATATAGAAGAGGATGTTGTGCGTGGAGCTAAGAATTACAACGATACTCAGAATACACACGATTCTCAGGTATTGAGTACGATAAGACATAGTTTAAAAGAATTAAAGAATTCTACTCCTTTGCATATTTCTGAAGCTGAATCTGCCTATCAGGTAAAAAAGTATTTAGATAGTAAGCCAAATAATTCTAAGCGTCAGGATGCAATTAAATCGTTGGATAAGATAAGTAGTTCTTATAATATTTTGAGTAATTCTGGTATGACTGAAATTGAGGGTCTTCAGTTGGTTTGGAATAGAATACACCAACCTATGCACAAGGATAATTTAGATAATTTAAAGGACAGTTTATTTAATGAGCTTACAGAGATGCAAGTTCATGGAATGAATGTATGTGCTACGGGTAGGTTTGATAGAATAATAGATACTCTTAATATTGTTGATCCTGTTGTAAATATCAGACCGACGCATGCTATTAATGAGGAGATGATGTCTAAATCAGCGTTTATAAGGTCACAATTATTGGATGGTAAAAAAGATAAATTGGAAATGGGTAAATTGGAAATGGGTACTAGTGTTAATCAGGCTGAATTTGATCAAAATTTAAAAACAGAGATTATAAATACGTTAACTCGTGATTATGTCGACACTGAGATATTAACGGCTAAACAATTTAAGAATGAGTTGAATAAGTGGATAGATCATATTTAAATTCTCTGAATGTTAGGCTGTATCTTATGTCGTTTGTTGAAGATTCTGGAATTTCGTGAGTAAAATTTAATTGACTACATCCTCCCATTATGAACAAAGAGCCACTTTCGAGTGTTTGTTCAAAATTTAAATGTGAAAGTTCTTTATCTTTTTTAAGATTAAGATTGTTATTATTATCATTTAATACTCTTTTAAATCTAATATCTCTTTTACAACCAAGAGATAGCCCAATAATCGTGGGTTTTTTACCAAAAGATTTGTATGTATCTCTATGGGGTCTAATTTTATCTTTACCGTCTTTATATTTATTTATTAAACAGCTGTTAATTGAACATTTCTCTATGTCAATCGAACATTTATTTAATATTAAATCGTCTATATAACTTTGTATCTTTGTTTGTAAACTAATAATATGTTCGTCATAGTCGTGTGATTCCCAGCGTTCATATCTCTCAACCCATTCGGGACAAAAATATTTATTTTCTGTTTGGTACCATTTTTGTTGTCTAATTATTTGTGTTTCATTGTAGTTCATATTAGTTTTAAAATCATCCATGTTATTTAGCCATTTTATCAACATATCTTGTTCTTCGGTTGTTAAAAAATTTGGTTGATATATAAATACACTTTGGTTGGATTCATCTTCTTTAATGACTTTGATATCCATTTTATTGATTAATTATCCATATATATTTTTAAATTATTTAGGAACACATTTATTTTCAGTTTTCTTGTCCCACATACACTGACAGTTACCACTAATTAATTTATTATACCAACACCTACATCTATTCTTTTTTTGTAATTTACATTCATCTACACAATTCATTGTGGGTTTGTTTGTTGGTATAGGAGATTTAGTAGGTGTGTTGGTAGGTACAGGTGATGGTTTGTTTGTAGGTACGGGTGATGGTTTGTTCGTAGGTTTAGGTGATGGTGCTTTGGTTGGATTTATTTCACATTTAGGTGTTCTTCGTTTCCTCCAATTGCATGAACACCTATCATGTCTGTTACATGGTCGTGAAGTTACTTGTGCCAGACATTCTTCGGGGCATGGTCTTTCGTCGACAGGTGTAATATTTTGAATTTGTAGGAATAGATTTGGTGTTGTGGATGGGACTCCTGTAATGGTATCCTTAATCCCCAACAATTTAATATCTTTTGATGCTGTTTCCTGTTTACAAGAATTACTTTCGAACAATAATGCAATAGCTCCAGATACGTGTGGGCATGCCATACTAGTACCGCTAAGTGTTACAAAACTTTTATCGCCTTGATTACTTGCACCCAATATAGATGATCCTGGTGCAAATATATCTACACAGTTTCCCGTATTTGAAAAATATGATCTACTGTCGGTTGATGTAGTAGAACCAATTGTAATGGCTTTTTCGGCACTTGACGGAGATACCCTACATGCATCTGTGTTACTGTTACCTGCTGCTACTACTACATTTATGCCTGCATTTACTGCAGCGTTTACTGCATTATTCAAACTAGTGCTAAGTGATCCACCCAGAGACATTGATATAATGCCACATCGTTTATTAGATATTGCATTATTTACGGACCATTCTATGCCCTTAATCACACCGGCTGTTGTTCCTGAACCGGAATCATTCAATACTTTTACTGCGACACCTTTTGCATTTTTCGCAACACCTACTGTTTTTCCAAGTACCGTACTCATTACATGTGTTCCATGACCATGACCGTCTATTGGTAAATTACCATAATAAGAATAACCATTTTCTACGCGTCCTTCAAATTCATCGTGTGTGATTCTTACACCGGTGTCAATTACGTATACATGAATACCAGATCCAAATAATGGGGGTAGATATTTTTTGTCCAGTGGTAGGTTTGGTTGATCTATACGATCTAGTCCCCATTGATAAACTACTTCAATTTCACGTGGGTTGTTTACGGAAAAGTCTGAATCTATTTCAATGTGTTCTACTATATCTAATTGACCAAATTCTTTAGCTAATTCTTCGCTGTTAACAATAACTCCAGAATAGTCTCCAATTATAAAATAGTCTAGACTTTTATCTAATATTTCTGTTGTAACAATACTACCGGGTTTTAGACTTACTATATAATTTGTATTAATGGGTGTGGCTGATGATACAAGTACTGAAAGGATTAATGCTAATATTATGTTCATAATTATATTATAATAATATTTAAATTATCAAAATTAAACTTAATTTAGGATTAATCTGTTTGTTGTGGTAAAGTAAATATTATTATAATGGATGATATATTCCTGTATAATGTTATACACTATCTTCCATTTACTCTAGCTCGAAGTATTTGCAAACTTCCAGATGATATTAATAATAGTATTATAAAAAGAGCGTTACAGAAATTTATTGGGAATTGTAATAGAATTAGACAACCTAGAAATCAGTTGAATTATATTATTGATAATAGAACTATTTCTCATAAAAGCGAGTATATAAAAATACTCGTTAAAGAAATTTTAGAAAACAATGTTGATTATATTAATGATTATTACCTATATTCGTGGTTTGGTATTACATTGGATGATTTATACAATTTGATAAGAATAGAAATGGCTAAACGATTCGGTAATGGTATATTTTTAACAGACCATCAAATATATAATGAATTGGGAATGTTTTTAGATACAACTCTTGTATTGGATTTGATTGAATAATTATTCTATTTCTGTTATTCTATTTCTGTTATTCTATTTCTGTTATTTGTAGTAGATTATTATATTCTAATTCTTTTGTAGTTCCGTCTTTATTAACCAGTACGACACCAGATTTCTTTAGTTCTATTAAATGTTTGTTAATTTCTTTTAGTTCTTCTATCAATTTTTGAGAATCTGTCTGTTGTGGATACCACCAATAATAAATGCCGTTTGCGGTATTATAAACGGCATTGGGTGTTACCATATAAATTATGCTTCCACTAGACCAATACAGTGCATTTAAACTACCTCGTAAAATTAATGAAGTAATGTAGTAAGACATTGTTAGTTTATTAATTAATTATCATATATTTTAATATCGGTAATAATGACCATGGTCATATTTTATAAAAATTTTATTATTTACAATTCTAAAATTATTAAAATGTTTGTTTAGTTAAATGAGATCAAGATCAAATGTTAAAATATCCAAAAGGCCCAAAAGATCCAAAAGATCCAAAAGATCCAAAAGAATTAAAAGATCCAAAAGAATTAAAAGAAGATCAAAGAAGATTATTAGGAAGTTTTCATTCGGTAACGAGCAGGAACGAATTAAGAAAGAACAAATTAAGAATGAACAAATTAAGAATAAACGAATTAAGAAATTGATTGAAGATGTTAACAATTTAAAAGATATTAATAATTTAAAAGATATAGGAATTATTAGTGATAATTTTATTAATAGTTATTCGGAGCAATACAAGGTTTATGATGATCCAACTGATCAATTAAACATGTATGATTCTTTATTAGGCACTTTAATGGATAAATCCGTAACAAGTAAATTTAATAATAATATTATTCCATTTGATACATTTAGGGCTATAACTAAACTTATTCAGCCTAGTATAGAAAAATCGGAAGAAGAATTGAAAAAAAAATTGGCTAAAGACCTTGAAGGACTTCAAAAAAAATATGGTGCAAGCAGTGAAAGCGGTAAAAGAGGTGAAAAAATAGCTGGGCTATTAGAAGAATTAGGAGATACATTCCTCAATACAGCTGGTGGTACGGTTAAAATTGAACCTAGTACTAAAGCTAAAAAACATGGAGATATAGGAAAAAGTAATTTGGAAGAATTCATTGCTAGCGTAATTATGAACGTTTGTGTGGGGGATAAGGATATTAATAATGAACAAAACGCCGCTATTATTGCGGATGAGAATGGTTTACTAGCCCAAACTGTTGGTGAGTTGATAACAAGATTTCATATACGCGACGTTAGTGACGAAATACCTCTTAAAGACAGACCAAATTTAAATTTTCTAACACAACTTAAGACTAATACTCCTAAGTAATTATCATATCACTTATTTAAGTTATCGATTTTATCATTTAGTATTTTTATGGATTCTATGAGAAATGGTATCAATGAATTATAATTAACACCTTTGAAACCCTGACCATTTGTATTAACTATAGAACCAAGACCAATAGATTCAAGTTGTTGTGCCATAACACCATATTGTATGGTACCTGTTGGGTTTGTTTTCCAGTTATAACTAAAACATTCAATTTTATTAAGTGTTGTTAAAGGTGATTCTATGCTTTTAATATTAGTTTTTAGCACCATATCTGAAGTAGCTGTATATGTATTAGCATTATGATCACCAGCAACAAAAACATCTCTAGCTACCCCAAGGCCACCAGTAAGTACCAAACAACCATTTGAGGAAGCCGTAGACTGAGTATTATTGTTTATTTGTGTTATACCAGATCCCAATACTGTCAGTATGGGTGCAGCACTGTCATTTTGGATCTGAAAAGCTGTATCTGTTGTATCCGTACCCAACAACATAATAGTACTACCTGTGACACTAGTGTTATCAAATGTTAAATCACCCGTAGCACTGGTAATGGTTGTATCCGCCGCACCATGAACCATAGTAAAATCTGAGCCAATATTTATGTCAGCTGTAGCCGTATAACTATTCGCATTATGATCACCAGCAACAAAAACATCTCTAGCTACCCCAAGGCCACCAGTAAGTACCAAACAACCATTTGAGGAAGCCGTAGACTGAGTATTATTGTTTATTTGTGTTATACCAGATCCCAGTACTGTCAGTATGGGTGCAGCACTGTCATTTTGGATCTGAAAAGCTGTATCTGTTGTATCCGTCCCCAACAACATAATAGTACTACCTGTGACACTAGTGTTATCAAATGTTAAATTACCCGTAGCACTGGTAATGGTTGTATCTCCGTCGTGAATAATTCGAAAATCTGAACCAGTACCAACGACTACACCAATGTTATCTAATACTTGTAAATTTGTTCCGTCGTATATTAGATTTGGAGAAGCTCCAAAAAATCCATTATTATTAAATTGTATCTCCGTATTACTACCAGCAACAGCACTAATACTAGAGAATTGGGTAAATACTAATGCGTCATCATCAACAACATCACCACCCTCGTCATTCGTACAAACCCATGCGGTATCGGATGATGCTGTCCCCTGTGATAAGAATACAGCTACACTAGCCGATAAACTTCCAGTAGCCATGTCACTTGATCTTGTAGGTGCCCCAGAGTTTTCAACTACATATATACCATTTTGAATACCATCTGTCTGTGCTTTTAAAAGAATTCTGTCCCCTGTACTAAGAGTTACACCATTAACTGTCTGACCATTTGCGAATGCTGTTGCTATAGCACCATTTGCTACCGAACCAACTATAACAGAATCTTTCCATTTAATACCATTTGCAACACCATTTACAAGATTATCTACATAGCCCTTATTGGCTGCACCTACGGGTGATGTTGGTGCAGAAATACCAAGAAGTTTCACATTAGAACTACTATCACCAACAAATGTTAGTGTATCTGCCGTTGCAGTTTGTCTGCACAAAATTGTTGATCCATCCGACGTAAATATTAATTGTGCGGTATTAAGTATGGAAGCAGCCATAATTATATATTATAAATATTTTAAAATATATTATAATATTAAATTAAGTATTTGATTGATATTTATTAATTATTTACTTTCCAACAAAGGTACCGTTAGTATTGCACCCTGATGGTCCACATGAATACAAACTATCACCAGTTGGTACAAAGCAATCAAGAGGCCTCTTCTCGAGGTCAGGTGTAATTGTTGTGTTCATCCAGGGAGATACAATATTGATGGGGTTGGGAATATTGTTACGAATATCATAGCTTGCGTTTCTGAGCGATCCGAGAACGGTGTCTACACCAACCTGCTGTGTTGCGGCTAAGAAATTCTGGTTGGCCAAGATATTGGCTGGTGCATTAATGTCCCACGATTTCTGTCCAGGAATACTTGGTTTGGGAAGAAGTGAAGTGGCTACGAATGTTGGTGCATTCTGTGCGCATGCGCTAATACTTTGTGCCCGTTCGTTGCCCATATTTACTGCCTGGTATTCCGAAGCTATTCGATTACCGTTAAGGATATTGTATGGTGCTGTTTTTTCTGACACGGGCTGTTCCTGAGCCTGTCCGCCAATAGAATCTAATTGTTGTTTTGTTGGTGTTGCTGAGTTTACTGCCTGTTGATACATTTGGTAAGCTAAAAGCTGATCACCAGAATTTTTCAAACTAACGTCCTGCTGTCCTCTGGGTTTAGACCCATCAAGTGCTCCGTAAATACCGTTGGACTGTGTACCGTTGGCAGATTTGTTTCCGTTATAGAAGTTTTCTCTCCGAACTTCGTTTCCAAAATTCTCAATTCCACTAGTAAAACTTTCGGAAGATGCTAATACACTTCCTATGAATGCTAAGCCTAAACCGGTTGCAACATATCCTCCGAGTCTTGGGTCAGTAATGATGTTATCCATGTTTATGATAATCAAAGATAATAATTTTGGAAATAAAGCGTAATTTAATTAAATTAATTAATTAATTTTACAAAGATTATTTATATTATTGATTAAATTATCTTGAACTGAACGTACGTTTACTTTTCTATTTTTTGCTATCATTTTAGCTTCTCTGTTTAGTGAACTTGCTATTTTATTAATATTACTTCTTTTTGTTACGATCATACTTTTTAGTTTGCTTGTTGCTAGTTCTATATCATCTACGTTATCATATACAGAATTCTTTATAATTTTATTACTTTTATTCGGTTTCTTACGTTTACTTTTACGTTTACTTTTGGGTTTAATTGTTTTTACTTTACTTTTGGGTTTACTTGTTTTTACTTTACTTTTGGGTTTACTTGTTTTTACTTTACTTTTGGGTTTACTTGTTTTTACTTTATTCATTTATATTATACAATATTATTTTCTTTAGTATAATTAATAGAAATGGGTGTTTGGGGAGATCTAAAAAAAAAACAACAAGATGAAAGGAATAAATTGAAGAAATCTAGATCACTTTCTTTTAATCCTTTCAAAATCGTTGATCAGGCCAGGAGTGTGGGTGGTAATGAGTATAAATCAAACATATCTAAGGGAGTAAATGCTCTAAAAGCTGCAGAAATAGCAAAAATATCAGGTATTACCGATATAGATTACGTAGAGTATTTGCTTAATGAAAAAGAGCCAAGTAATATATCTATTTCTGAATTTATTGATAAAGCTAGAAAAGGAAAATATGATGGATTATCTAATCGTAGACAGTATGATGGTGGTAGACAGTATGATGGTCGTAGACAGTATGATGGTCGTAGACAGTATGATGGTCGTAGACAGTATGATGGTCGTAGACAGTATGATGGTCGTAGACAGTATGATGGTCGTAGACAGTATGATGGTCGTAGACAGTATGATGGTGGTAGACAGTATGATGGTGGTAGACAGTATGATGATAGTAGACAGTATGATAATTTAATTGATATTCTAAAGGAAATAAAGACTGGTCCATCTGAAAAAATGTTTGAAGCTATGGTTGGTGATTATGCTTCTCCTGGAACATCAATGAGTAATAGAAAGAGTGAATTGGCTAAATTGATGGACAAATATGCTCAATTAACAAATAATTTTAATATTTCAAAAGTTAATTTAGAAGAGAAATTAAAGATATTAAAAGCTTCTTGGGGTGATTCTTTGGGTATGGGTTATGAAGAAAGGGAAAAACAGCTTGATCCATTTCTTCGTGGTACACTTCCGCTTATGGAAGTAAAAAGTGAAAATTATGAAAATTAGATTTTTAACTATTATTAAATTAGATTTTTAACTATCATGTTTTTATTTGGTTTGGGTTTTTCGGTGTTAATTAGTGGTAATATTTCTTCCAGTCCTATACTTGCAGTATAAAATGTTTTCTTCATTTGTTGTGTTACTTTTTTGTATGATTTATTCCATTTTTTAAACATTAGTGGATCTTTTATGTCACCTTCTAAATATCCCCAATTGTCCATACCATTGTATACGGACAAATCTATTGCTTGATTGTTATAATATAATGGAATATTATCTTCATTTTTAACTTTTTGAGATTGTAGATGACCCAACACTATTTCCATTCCATCTTTTTCATAGGCTAGTAGTAACCCTGGATCTGATTCTGAAACATATGGTTCGAATCCTACGAACATAGAACCGATTAACCATGTGTCTTTATCTCCTAGTACATTATTTATTTTATTATTGTAATATGAATCAGATTCAACATTAATTACACATATAGTATATAATGCTTCCCATGCTTTTTGTTTATTAACTACAACACATGATGAATCTAGTTCATAACCATGTGTTTTTTTACAATAAGTTTTTGAACCAATTCCTATATTATTTATAAATTTTTTGTTTATATAGTGTAAACATGTTACATAGTCCTTATATAGTACCATTCCGTTATTTATATAACCATCTAATTTAAAAAAATAGTATGGGTCTACGAATGATAATGCATCTGCGTCCATTAATACGACCTCTTCAAAAGAACTAGCTATAACTGCTAGGGGTTTGGTTCTATAGCCAATTAATTTATTTTTCTTTACATTAGTATTCAAGCGTTCTGTTAAATCTATTAATTTAACGTTCCCAAGGTTTAATAATTCATTCTTCATCAGTGTGTTAAATGCTTCATCTTCACCTACATATACAATTTCAACTGGTATATCGGATTTATATAGGTTCCTGATTACGTAAATATTCATATAAACTCCTGTAATATATCTATATCTTATTCCATTTGCCGCTATAACTAGTCCTTTACCGTTAAAATTATAGTTACTATAGGATGGTATTTTTAGTTCAAATGAATTACTTTTATTTTTGTTGATATAGAAATCTACCTTTGAATTACCTAAATTACCAACTACTTTATCTAACATTTTTATGTTATTGGGCTTCTCTTCTGTTATAATTAGATCTATATCGGGTATTGTATCATCATCATTATTAAAAACATTATTAATGGTATAGGATTTTTCTAAAAAATAATCCAAATGTTCACAACAATACCAACCACATAATACTAAGGTCATAATACATATAGTTAGTATTAAAGCAAATAACGAGCTTTCCATAATACTATATACCAAATATTATTAATTTAAGATTTTTTAAGATTTTCATTGAAATTCTTAAAACAACTTATTGTCACATTATAAAACTTTAAAATACAGGAGTTTTAAAAACACCCAAATGTTCATCCCTAAGTATTGACGGACAATTATCCCAACAATTTTGTTCTATTACAGGGTCATAACTACACCCTAATTTTGTTATATTTCGCCAAATTCCCGAAAGAGAATACGCTTCTATCAATTCTAACCCATTGGTTAATGCTTTTTTTAAATAAATAGATTGATTTTTATACCAAATCTCAGGCAATAAACCCATATCTGTTTCTGTTTCTTTTATGTAACTTATTAATTCGCAACCTCCAAATCGGCACGAGTCTTCCTCACTCGCCGAGCAGTACGAACCTTTGTAGAATTCTCCTCCACTGGGGCTGCCTCGGTTGTTGTCTCGGTTTTGGTTGTTGTCTCTGTTTTGGGTGTTGTCTCGGTTTTGGGTGTTGCTTCCGTATTTTTCAAAAAATGAGGTTTTAGGTATGTCTGGAGGTTGAAAAAATTCAGAGAAATCTCCGGATTCGGTTTCAGGAGAGCTCGGAGCTTCTCCCCCCCTTCCCTGTCCAGATCGATCTGACGACCATCCGTAGGATTCTTCATGTTGTTTTCCACAATGTATGCCGATACTCGTCGAGTTACCTCGGTCCGAGGGATAAGCTCCCCCTCTGCTAGTCCCAAAAAATCTCGAAGTTCATCAGAAACCATAGTAGGTCGGGTGATTCCGCTTGGTGCACGAGGCTTGTCGGGGTTTACTACACGCTTTTTGTTCTTCTTCTTCTCAAGTTTAGTTACTACCTTACGAACTGATTTAAGGTCCGAAAGTACTGTTTTGATTTCATTTTTAATGGTATTGTTAATATTTTCGATGCGATTAATTAGGTCGGTAATAGTATCAACTGTAGTTACGTCTTCCGATACATCGGGACCAGTATCTTTGGTATCATCATCTTCTACATCTTCTACATCCTCCACATCCTGTACGATATCTTCAGTGTCAGTCATAGTAGATTTTTTTGATTCGGTTGATTTAATTGATGTTGTACTCTTTACCATTTGTTAATTCTATATTACTACATTTCTTTAAGTAGATTTATTGTATAATAAATAATGCAATTTCTTGTGGGCTGTTATCCATTATAGTCCAAATTATTATTTAACGATTCTTTTATTTTGTTTGCCGAATCTACTATTGCTTGTTTGTCGTCGGTTATTGTTGTGAAATTTCTATCTGCGTTACCATCTACCATATAAACACCTTTTAGTGAACTATCAATTGTAATTGGGTCAACAATACCGTTTGGTGTAGTTACTTCGAATGTTGTTGTAATTCTATTTATAGGATCTGTCCCAAGTATTATTTCAGGAAGTCTGATATTATTACCGTCATCTAATGCTTTATAATATAAAAAGCTTGCATGACCAAGTAATTTAAAACCAACTCCGTGTATACAAGAAGAAGACAAAGTACCGAAAATTGAATTTAGATTTATTCCAGAAGGATTTTGATATTCTAACCATGAATCTTTATCTTCTGAACTATTGACTAAATCAATAAGGTTGGATAATACTATTTGGGAAAAGTGGAATTTTTCTGGTTCGTTTTCTGAATATGAAAATGGATTATCAGATATACAAACCCAGCCAGCTACAAACATATCGTGTATTATATTATCAGCATCAACCGTTCTAACAATTTTACTCAATTCTACAGAAATATCATCTATTATTTTTTCAAGTTTGACTATTAAATTATAATCAGCACCGTAATGATATATTATATTATTATATGTATTAACGTCGGTCCATAATTTATTAGATGTATTATAAGGATCTACATTCTTCATTTTATTAGTAATTAAATATTGGAAAACATCATCTATATCATAACAAGCACCATTTATTCTAATTATTTTTTCATGAGGAACTTCATTTACAGGATCACCCATAAAAGTATATTCATTTTCACACTTTTTTATCCTATTCCAATTAATGATATTGTATAATTGTTCTTTATTATAATTCATATCTTCATAACCACATTTTTCTAAACGATCTAAAAGTTCTATTTTATCATAATTATCTACACCTTCCACAGGTAAGTCACAAGTAATAGGGTAAAGAATTTGTCCTCTAACAGAATACTTATTTACCCAGTTACCATCATTATGATCACATACATAATATGGATCGGTTGCATGCCAATCGGGAAAACAATCCTTTTTTAATGGTCCGTATGGTTTTACAATACCACGTATCTTTTTATTCCAACGACCAGTTAATGGATTGCATTCATAATTTGGATCGCTTGCATTCTTTAAATTTGGATTACAATCACGTCTTCGCGGTTTTACAATACTACGTTTCCGTGGTTTTACAATACTACGTCTCCGTGGTTTTACAATACTACGTCTCCGCGGTTTTACAATACTACGTTTCTTCTTATTCCAGCGCCCAGTTAATTGATTACATTCATAATTTGGATCGGTTGCATTCTTTAAATTTGGATTACAACCACCTTTTTGTGGTTTTACAACACTACGTCGTGGTTTTACAATACTACGTCGTGGTTTTACAATACTACGTCGTGGTTTTACAATACTACGTTTCTTTTTATTCCAACGACCGGTTATTGGATTACATTCATAATTTGGATCGCTTGCATTCTTTGAACTACTATTACATGGTTTTCCAAACGAATACACCATTTGTTAAACATAATAAACATATTATTTAAAATTAAATATAGAAACTATTTCTTAAACCAACTGGTATATCAGCTAAATGTTGAGCTCTTTGGGCTGCATTAGCACCAGTATATTCCTGGAAAATAGGGAATAAAGAAGGTCCGTAATTATTACCCATAATAGTATTTAACGATGGAGCACGTCCGAAGCTGCTTTTATTGCTTGTACGTCTTTTACGTCCGAAGCTGCTTTTATTGCTTGTACGTCTTTTACGTCCGAAGCTGCTTTTATTGCTTGTACGTCTTTTACGTCCGAAGCTGCTTTTATTGATTGTACGTCTTTTACGTCCAAAGCTGCTTTTATTGCTTGTACGTCTTTTACGTCCAAAGCTGCTTTTATTGCTTGTACGTTTCTTGCTTCCACGTTTCTTGCTTCCACGTTTCTTGCTTCCACAATACTTTTTTAAGCTGAAAATTCCCATTCTGTTATTATTAAATAGTAAAGATTTTTATTTTGATTTTTTGGAATTAATTAATCTAACTATTTTTAAAACTGTATCGAATGTTTCTTGTTTTGAGTTATTTGTTGAATTTATGACATACACGTTATCCTTATTTAAAAATGTATTATCGTGATAATCCGACAATGTAGTTAAATAGTCTAAAACAATTGGATCATCACCTCTTTCAATTATTCTTTGATAACATACTTTGGGGTGTGTACGCAGATAAATAAAAAAATCTGGAATCTTTGGTTGTGTGATATTAACTAAAGATTCAGTTAACTTATATTCAACGTTTGTCATAATTCCTTCATCATTTAACATTTTTCCGAATACATTTTGGGAACTGTATGAACTTCTTTCTGTAATTACCATATTTTTATCATAAAACGAATTATAAATTTCTATGAAACTAGTATTTATCCTAATTTGTAAAAGAAATGCGTTTCTAATTTTATTAGAATAGAATAGATTTAAATATGTTAGCCAGTCGACTATAGGTTCTTTATATATTCCAATATTTGGTGTGGAATAATATTTATCTAACCTTTCAACTATAGTTGATTTTCCAGAACCAATTGAACCTTCTATAGAAATCCAAACCATTTTATGTCTTTTATGTAGTTATTATGTAGTTAGTTTTTAAATTAATTTATTAATTAAAATATTAAATCGTTTATTATCCATTATTTTAATAATTTTATATATCAATAATGATGAGTTGGTTTGGGAAGAAAAGTAGTCGTAAATCATCTGGAATTAAGCGTAAATCTAACAAAAGACCAACATCTGCAACCAGACGTACATCTAGTACTACCAAGCGTCCATCTAAGATATGTTTCGTAAAAGGTAAACCCAGAACCGCCCAACCTAAGGCTGGTAGTGGATATTTTTATGCGAAAAAGAATATTGCTGGGAACGTTCAGAAAATAAATGTTACTGGTAAAACTTATACAAAGGGTCAGGCTCTTGCTAAGATGCGGAAAATTAAAAGTAATAAATAAAAATATTTATATAATATTAATGTCTGATTTGAATGAAAATAAACAAACAACGAACGAGTTAGTATCCGATCTTATATCAAGTATAAATACTGTGCCATTAATAGCACTAACCGGTGCAGTTATATCTGGAATAATATTCTGGAATAAATAAAATTAAAGAAATATAAAGAAATATGTTTGATATCTATTAAATGGTTGGATCAATAGATATTAGTTTTGACAATAAAGTAGAATTAGATTCATCCAGTGGAATGACACATAAAGAATATGATGTTGTTGAAAAAGATTTTGAAAACAAAGATGACTATGACGAAGGTGACTATGATGAAGATGAAATAGAATATGAAGACAGTGTTGAAGACAGTGTTGAAAACGTTGAAAACGATGAAGTTGAAAACGATGAAGTTGAAAACGATTACAGTGAAAACGATGAAAACGATGAAGTTGAAAACGATGAAGTTGAAGACAGTGAAAACGATGAAGTTGAAAACGATGAAGTTGAAAACGATGAAAACGATGATGTTTATTCGTTGATTAATAAATTGAAATTGGTAAAACTTAAGGTTAGTATTAGAGAACAAGAATATATTTTGATGAAATATGAGATGAATATGTGTAGTTTGTGTATGAAGCAAGATATGGATGAATTGTGTTATTTGGATCAACATATGAAGACTATGAGTCCTGTGATTTTTGAGACATCTTTATTTTATAAGAAAAATTTTGATATTATTGAATCTAAAAAAAAAGATACTTTAATTAATAAGTTTTCTAGAGTTGTTATGTACGTAAATTTAATCAATGTTATCGCTAATATTGTTAGTAATTGTTATTAATGGAAGTTAACGGAAATTAAAAATTATTAAAATTAAGAATTAATTCTTTTTTTTAAAAATATTTGGTATATGTAATGGTTAGAAATTATTCATATAATGATTATTGTAAAAATATATCTAATATTAAAGATGTACAAAAGATGTATAATTATATTACATCTATTTTAGAAAATAATAATCTAAAAATAGATAAAAAATTATATAAATTTATTCAGAGAGAACGTCTACTTTTACATAATCATATGTTACTTAAAAATAAAAGATTAAGTAATAAATTTGGGTCGTTAACAACCGACACACAAAGTTATTTTGGTAACAAAAAAAGTAATTTAAGCGATTATGTTGATATATAATTTATTTCTTCTTAGTAGTTTTGTGTTTGTTTCCTTTTCGGGGTTCGTTGTCGGATGAACTGTAGCTTGATTCACTTTCCGAATCACTTTCCGAATCACAATCAAGTTCTTCCAAATCTGATTCGGATACTTCCTCTAACATAGCCTCTCGAACATCCTTATGAAATTCTAAATTTACGGGTTCGTTGCACACGGGGAATAATTTTTTAAGAATTTCCATATCTCCTGGTTTGAATTTATCTGGTAATACCAAATTAAATCTTACGTATAAATCACCTCGACCATCCTGTTTAAATTTAGGCATCCCCTCCCCCGTTATCTTTCTTATCCCATCATTTACATGGAGTGGATTTCCGTCGGTTTTTAATTTAATAATAGAATCATCTAGATGTTTAACAGTTAGTTCGATGTCTTCTCCACATGATGCTGCAAATGCTTCATATAGACTAATATCTTTCATTATGAATAGGTTATCTGCTTCACGTTCGAATCTTGAGTGTGCGTTCTCATAAAGGGTTATTACTATGTCACCACTTTCATAACCTTGTGCTTCGTCTGCTTCTTTGTTAAATCTGATAACTTGTTCATCTCTCATTCCTGTTTCGATGGGGATTATTATCTTTTTCTTTTCTTCTATTTGAGTTATTTTACCATCACTTCCCCTTTTAAGTCTCTTTCTACGTACAGCCAATTTCTTATTAGTTCCCTTATAGAAATCTTCTAAATTAACATTAATTTTAATATCAATATCTTTGGTTCGTGGACTAAATAGATCAGCCTCATCATCATCATCACCCAATTCTTCGAAATTCTTAGTTTCCTTGGGCTCTTTAAATTTATATTGTTTATCTTCTTTAACTTCTTTAGAAGATAGATTAATTCTACTGTTAGCTATAGGTACAATTGGTTTATTTTGTGACTGATTTGACTGTTGTGACTGCCCCATTTGTTCCATCATAGCAAATAAAGGATTCTGAGAATTATTATTAGGATCCATAAAACTCTGCATCATACCATTAATATCTACATCACCATTACCCATCATACCCATAACAGATTCAGTAACGTGTTTAATCATTGATTGCATATCTAATTTTTCATCACTACCAGAACTAGGCATATCCTTAGCTATCTTTTCAGCCATTTTTAGGATATCTGGCATACTCATCTCTGGATTCTCAGCGCTTGGTTGGGTACTCGTCTCTGAATTCACAGCACTTGGAACACCACTCTGTACGTTGACATTAGAAGCTTTGTTCATAGACGACTTTGGCATTTTAAATATATTAATCAATATTTATTAGGGATATTTACGCAGTAAATACAATTAAATAATAGTAATTAATACATTAAATTATTATTATTTAAATTATTTAAATTATTTCCTCCTTAATTAACTAATCCTTATAATTTTGTTGTAATTTTATTCTTAAAAAATGATCTCTTCTGAGTCTATTAATAATTTTTTCACTTGTTTTAATTTTTATATGAAAGTGTGAATGTGTTTGCCATTCTCCGTTGTTAAAGGATACTTGGTAATCAACAATGTTCCATTCGCAACAGAATAATTTTATGCCTTCTAATATATTCATTATTTCATCATTTGGTATATCATAAAGTGTATTATAGTGTTTAATAGGAGTTAATAAGATTAAAGGGCGTTTGTGTAAATCGAAATGGAAAACAACACCATTGTCTTCGTCTTTTCTTATAATATGTTTTAATACTTTTCCTCTGGGTTTGCAAGTATAGCAATAATTGTTTCTACCTTTATTATGTTTTTGAATAATTACTTTAGGTGGTGTATTAATTTTTATTTCGGTTGGTTCTTTTGTTTTGATTGGTTCTTTTGTTTTGATTGGTTCTTTTGTTTTGGTTGGTTCTTTTGTTTTGGTTGGTTCGAAAGTTTGTTTAACTATATCAGAATATGAATTATTTTGTATTATGGGTTTGTTTGAAAATGTTAAAGGTAATGATTTTTGATGTATACAAATATCTTTTGATGGTTCGATATCATCGATATCTGCCCAGTTCATGTTTTATTCTTACTGTTTAATTAAATTTTGGATTTTTAAACCAATTAGTTTAGTGATATTAAATCGGCTGCATCGTTTTCAAACTTTCTTGCAAAAATTGCACCAGTTTTTAATATTTTATTTTTTATTTTCCTTGTCTTTTTCAAGTCCAATATGGTTGGGTGATCATTGTCTTTTTCAAAATCCCAGTGTGTATACGTAGTCATTTTATTTTCCAAATGTTGATTTAATTTATTTTTATAAACATGAACAAACCAATTTATAGGATAGACTTCATCAGGACAACCGCCTATCCATCCATAATTTTCATGAATTTTTTTAACATTACCTTTGGTTATTTTAACACCATTATCAAGATACTGCTTTCTTAATTTTCTAATGAAATTTCGTGCTTCCACGTCATTTGGGTCACTTAATCGTTTATAAATCTTTGCTTCCTTAGGTTTTAATATAACCCACTGATGTCCAGATAATAATGTATTGTCCGTTTGGAATATGTTACCTGGTGGTGAATATTGTAATCGTGATTTCTTAAACCCAGTTATAATTTCATAAGTTTTAGCAAATTTATATAGTGGAACGTCAGTTCCAGAAATTAGACAGAAATATTTATTATCTGGGTCTTCCAAACCCTTTGTTAACATTTTTGAAAATGCATTGACCAATCCTTCACCACACCAACCAGTTACAACACTACTAACTTTGTGATTTGTCAACCATTTGGGTGATTTATTATTTACTGTTTTAAAATGCGCATACAGTGAATATTTTAAAGGGTCTGCCTGGCAAAAGAAGTGTTCCCATATACACCTATGTTCTAATGTATCGTATAATAAAAAACAAAATGCTATCTTAGCTACCATCTTGATATTTATAAATATTTTAAAATCTTTTAAATTTTTTAAATTTTTAAAATTTTTTTTTCCTTGATCCCCTTTTTCTTAATTACCATGCCTACGTTCTTCTTATCTTCTATTTTAGCTGAACCATCATCACAATCATAATCCTTTTTATAATGTTTTTTAGCATATTCCCATATTTGTGGACATCCTATTCTATATATGCGTTCTGGAGTAGCTTTATACCAATATACACAATCTTCTATTTTATTTGACTTACACGTATTATCTAGAACTAAACATTCAAAATTTTCCGTACAGGCCATAAATGTTTGTTGGAATGATTGAAATGTAGGAAACATACCAAAAAAATATTTCCATAATTTTTTTTGATTATCTATAATATTTTCCCTTAATATAAAAAGATAATCAACATTTGCTCTAAGATCTGGTGGAAGATCCATACAATACTGCATACTTAATATAAACAAAATTTTCCAATGTCTACCATTCATAAAGATAAGTCTCATATTTTTGTCTCTTGTAAGACTCTTATCGTACATACAATCATCAATAAGTAAGAATGAATGTGGATCCTGTCGTGGATCTTTTAATACTCGTTTTTGTCTATTAATAAGAGTTTCAACTAATTCTTTTTTAAACCCATTATGGATAAATAGATTGGGGAAATATTGTCCATAAAATCCATTACCTTCTTCTGTACCAGACATTATCAATCCATATGGAACTTTACGGTGATGATACATTATATCAGAAATCAAAACGGATTTACCAGTTCCTCTTTTCCCAATAAATATACAAGTACTTGGATTACCACCCAACCTTCTAGTTTCCATAGTTCTAGGGTCAAACCTATTTATTTTAAGACTTGTTGAAGTCATGCTTAGTCTTATGTCACATAAAGTTTTAGGATTTATCAACGCATTTCACATTATGATTTAATTATAAAATCCACCTGTTAGTAATTCAGAATTTTTTGGTTTATAAGTATTATATACATAGAAAGAGATAACAGATACTATTATACTTATTACAGTAGAATAAATATAAGTTTTGTAATCTATTTCCTCATTACTATCCTTATTAATATAAGTAAAACTTACATAAAATGTTAATGAAAATAATGCCAATAATGCTATAATAGTTACCATATTTAATTGTGATATAAAATGAACAACATTCATATTAATTAATTATTTGATATATTTTTAATAACCTTTTTAACCGACCCATAACCCCCCATATATTGACCATTTATAAAAATAGCAGGTATAGTATTTATTTCTTCCCCACCGTTAGAAATAGAATATTTTGAAGCTTTTTTTACAGCATCACCAATTGATTCAGAATAACGCTTAACAACATTAATTTTACCCGATTCTAATTTACGTAAAGCTCTTGTACACCACCCACACTCGTTAGAACCATAAAATATTACCTTTTCACTTTTCTTTTTACTTTTACTTTTCTTTTTACTTTTACGACGTTGGTTTGTCTTGGGCTTATTTGACACCAGATGTTTAGTTATATCAACGTGATCGCACCCTCCTTTCATAGAATAAAAGTAGAAGGTTGGAGTTTTGTGTAATTTAATTGGTGTATTATCAGTTGGTTTATTTTCATTATAGTAATTTAAAAAATTTTTTCTATCATTGGCCGTTAAACTTTTAGAAATATATAATTTAAATTTACCACCGATGTTTACCATATTCGGAGCAAATGACATTTTAAACCATTTATTATTATTACTACATCCTGTACCTATAACAATATCCTTTATGTAATCATTAAACCTTTCATATTTGTTTATAGACGTTGATAAAGATAATGTTTCTCCCATTTTACTAACCATATAAAATCCAGTACTTTTTTCATAATCACAAACATATTTTGAAAATGATGACACCGTAGACTTTTTATCTTCATAAACAGGAACTCCACCACATTTTAAATCACCACAACCCTCTATATTCTTACCAGTATTAAAAATATTAGAAAATTTAAAACTATTTACAAATTTTATAAAATCTATAGGATATAATTGTTCACTAATCTTTGTGTTAACGTCATGTAACCTAAATCTATGACTAGATCTGTAATATATTTCAATATATAAAACTATTAATCCACGAATAACATCACACATACAATCTATTAAATAATCTAATTTATCGTCTTTTTTACCAGTTAGCCAAATTTTAAGTTCTAATCCGAGTTTATCCAAATATTCATCCAATTCATCATTATTTTTCAACCCCTTTGATTTAATAAATAAGTCCGTTTCGGTGTCTGATTGTTTTGATTTAAAATGAGATATGAAATTAGATATTGCATATTTTACAGCATTTCTACTCTTAAGATTATTTTTCATATCATCCAATATTAGTTCAATCTGTGATTCTATATTCATAAATGAACTCAAAATACAAGGATTAATTTGCATAGAATAAACACCCTCAACAGCAAGAACCAAGTGAACTATAGAACCTTTCATACCAAATAATAATGTCTCTCTTATATCTTCACCACTAGGCCATCCCCAAACAGTATCTTCACCAACATAACAAGATAAAGGGTGAGTGTGGAAATTTGCCAAACCTTCGGGAGCTTGAACACTATCACTGTTACCGTCCATAGTATGGATTTTTGTTATAGAAGTTATTCTTTCGACTATACCTTTTTTATTTATGGGGAAGGTGAATTTACCACCTATTTCAATGTCTCTATAATACAGTGGATACAACTTTTCTAAAGTTTTAGGATCTATCAACCATTTTTTCATTTTTTCACCAGATTCGATTGTACACCCTTGAGACATATGTTCTACTATTACACATAGATTTTAAAATTTAAATTAATTAGTCTTACGTTTTGAAGTCTTACGTTTTGAAGTCTTACGTTTTGAAGTCTTACGTTTTGAAGTCTTGGGTTTTGAAGTCTTGCGTTTTGAAGTCTTGCGTTTTGAAGTCTTGCGTTTTGAAGTCTTGCGTTTTGAAGTCTTGCGTTTTGGAGTCTTTCGTTTTGATGTACTTCCAAAAGAATATTCTTTTGCTTTTGCTTTTGCGTCAGCTATTATTAGACTTTGTATATATTGTATTTCTGTTTCTAATAAATTTAATTCAGTATCACCTATAAGTGAATTACTGAGTGCGGTTGGATTATCAGTTTTTGATGCCGATAATTTACTCTTTTCTATAATTCCTTCTAATTGTTTTTTCAATTTATTTAATTTTTCTTGTAAACTCATATTATTAATAATAAAGATTTTTAAATTCTATCTATGTTACTTAAACCATTTAAAGTTTTAAATAATATAATGAAACATATGGTTCACAAGGCTACATTAAGCTTCGATGTGGGTTCTAAGAACTTAGCCTACTGTTTGGTTGATGAGAATGAAAATATTAAAGATTGGGCTGTTGTAGATATAGGGGCTGCTACCTATGACAAACAATGTCAAAAATTAATCGTTGCATTGGATAATATAGATTATAGTTGTTGTTATCCTGAAGAAGAAGAGCAGAGTATAATAGTTGTAATCGAAAGACAACCCAGTGTTAATCCCCGAATGAGAGTAATTTCAGGACAGATGCAGATGTATTATGCTTTGGAAAAGGCCGGTGCAAACGGTAATGTTAAAATAGAAAAGATTGTATTTTATAGTCCTAAATTCAAGTTAAAGTGTTATACGTTTAGGGAAGGAGATAAACCCGTAATCCCTAAAAAATATTCAACCCCCTATGCATTCAGGAAGAATTTGGCTATTCAACACTGTGATATTATTCTCCACCGAAAGAATAAAGATGGAGAATATATACAAGATAAAAAATGGGTTGAATTCTTCGATAATAACAAGAAGAAGCGGGATGATCTTGGAGATAGTTTTTGCCAGTCGTTAGCATATATGAGAGGTATTTAAAGTTTGACGATATTTTTATAAAAACGTGTACTAATTGTGGTTTACTTAATGACGTGGTATTTCTGAGACATATAAATGTAGTTTATGTGTTATTGGTGCTATAAAAAATTTTATAAGGCTAAATGGTTTCACAAGGAACATTAATATTATTATATTAAATGGGTAATATATCATCAACAAAAAACCTCTTTATGTTTTCTGGGGCATTTCAAATAGTAACACTAATAATATTTACATATACACCATTAGAAGGAATGTTTAATAAGGGTGGTGGAATTTTAAAATACATTTTTTATGGACTATTTTTATTATCATTTATATTGGCTTTAATAGGATCTTTAATAGAACCAGAAGAATGTAAAACCGGAATAGGCGAACCTGCTGAAGGGAATAATTGTAATTTTTTAACAACAAAAATTACAATGATAGTGGTAAATGTTTTAGCTTCAATATTAATTTTTACTCTGTTGTATACAACTATAGAGGATCAATATTCTACGATCACTAGTGCAGGAGGATTAATATTAATAGTAATATTATCAGTTTTTTACGCAACTTATGCTACTAATTTTAGAGGTGCTATATGTCTTTGTGATATAGACATAGAAGGAAACATAAATACATCAAATTGTAACGCATTACCAAATTGTACTTGTGTATAGATCTCAATAAAATGTTTTTCTATTATGGACCTTAACGATAAAGGTAATTGTTAAATATCACTGTTTTGGTCCTAGATGCTATATATGGAAATTTAAATTAATTGTAAAGAAGTGAGTTTATAATTGAATATAATAATACTATACGTTAATTAAACTAATATAAAAATATATATTGATTAAATATTATTGTTAATAAATATAATATAAAGGATGGGACGTAAGAGTAGAAGAAATAATTTTGAAGAGGAAGAGGATGAGGAATATGAGGATGAGGAGTATGAAGAGCCTAAGCAGTTGTGGTCTGTTATAGTTCAGGATACAAACGACATTCTTATGGATATGAAATTAGAATTTGATAAAAAGGATATAAGATTTAAATGGATTGGGTCTTCTGAAATATTACAATATGTTGATGAAATATTGTATAAGGATCCTAAATATTTAAGCTTTACTTATATTAATAGTAATGGTGTTGAAACAGTTGTATATGATTTTATAATTAATATAATAAATATTTTGGATTTGGAATATATTCCTATTGTTGATAGAGATGGAGAAATTCATTATACAGACAAAGGTAAAAAAAATCAAAAAATACAACAAGACCTTATAGATCCCGAGGTTGGTGTTGTACCACGTATCGATAATTACCACAAGACAGTTATGTATTTAAATCACAAGATACTGCAACACTTTAGCAAATATTTTGTAAAATAATGTTATATTAGTTAAAAGTAATTTAAGAATTAATTTAGTTAATTAAATAAGTATTAATTAAATTAAGTATTAATTATAATGGCTGGAACTTGTGGATACTGTGGAGAATATCAAGAAAACAAATCTAATAAATATCTAATATTCATAAGTTTTACTAGCCTATTAATTGGTGCAATAAAAATTAAACAACATTTAAATAAAGAAAATTTGGTTATTGACGACTTGGACCTTAAAACTTATTCACTCGGTACACAAACCGAACAAGAAACTGAAGAATATTTGTTAGTACATAGCGAAGGTGAATAAATGGAAACTAATCGTTGTGAATATATTAATAACTTTTTGAGAGTAAAATTAAGAGAAAATAATTATAGGCTTATGTATACTTGTTATGCGTATTCTATGTATACTGGTTATGGTTTATGTATAGGTATATTTCAGGGTATTTCAGAATCTAAAATAGTACCTGTTATATATGGATTTCTAATAGGTTCTGTTTTTGGAATTTTAGTAGGTTTTATGGTATATATAAAACATCCTATATTTATAGACTTTGACTAAAACTCATATATTTATTAAAAATATTAATATCTTTAATTTATAATAATGGAAGACGAAGACGAAGATAAGATGAAACTTAGTTATGCTATGGCTTTGGGGTTTTTCATACCTTTTGGTCTTGGTATTATAGGAAGTTTAGTAGGAATGCCACGTGCAGGCGCTGTAGGTTTTGGTGTTGGTGCATTTGTATCTATTATTATAATTTTTATATTCGGGATGTTATTTAAATGGTTTAAATTTTAATATTTTTTAGATTATTTACTTCCTTCCTTAATTCTTGAACCGACCCCAATAATATTCCAATCAAATCATTATAATTAACACTCAAATGTGTTCCAGAATTAACAACTAAATCGGATAATCCTTGTTCTTGTAAATCCTGTGCTAACACACCATAATGTACACGCTTATCGTCAACAAAATTAAGTTTATATTGTACGGGATCTATAAGGTCTAACAATTCTAATGGTTGACGTATAGGCTCAACATCATACTTTAAAGTAGCATCAGATGTTGTAACAAATTCAACAGCACTTACATTACCTCCACAAAATAAACTATTTGCTACACCAACACCCCCGCTAAATACAGCCGACCCTGTGCTTGTATTGGTTGAAGCTGTTGTATTTGTAACATTTAATGTTCCAGCTGTTGTTAATGAAGTGCCGTTCCATAATAGGTCACTACTTGCACCGAATGTTCCAGAATTATTAAATTGTATTTGTGTGTCGGAACCAGCCGGCGATACTGATAATTTAACTATGGTTAATGAATCTGTTCCTACTGTGTCTGACCCAGGAATAGTCGTACATGTGAATAGACTAGTACCATTTACGGTACCTTCTTGTATAAGTAAAGCTATACCCGATGCTGAAGAACCTGTTTCTAAACCGGGTGCCCTAGACCATGTCCCAACTGCTGCTTCATAAATTCCATTTTTTACCCCATTGCTTTGGTCCTTTAATAATACTATATCACCAGCATCGACTGTTATTCCATCGATTGTCAACAATCCAGATATAGTAGGTATATTCGATAAACTTGCGACTCTGGCTGGGTCTTTCCATGTTTGTGATCCTCCGTTTGAATCAACATAGGCTTTGTTAGCTGCATCTGAGTCTGACACTGGTGTTAAAAGTCCACTTAATACACCACCGCTTAATATTGCAGTTCCATCACTAATTGTATTAGCTGTTATTATATTATTAATAGAAATATTATCAACCTTAATTATTTCATTAACACCAACATGACTAAATAATCCCGAACCGGGTATTGTTGGTGGATAAGCATTCTGTATCATAACCAAACCTGCCATGGTATTAATATTAATTAATATTTAAAATTGAATAAAATTACGATTCAATTATTAATTATTTGTTCTGACGGTATATACATCCATTTTGTGTTTTCATAAAATATAATATTATCAGGAATTACTGGAAAAATCGTCATTCTTTAATTAGGATCAATTTTAATATTGTTGAGTTTGCTATGTAATGAAAATTTTCTATAACCATAAAATATAATACAATTTCAGTAATAAATCCTAAAAACATAAATATAATTAATACATTTTCAGGTAAACCCCAATAATTATATTTAAATACATAAATATAAGAACCATAAAAAATCGTTAATAACAAAAATATAATAATAGGGGGTAAAATGTATGAACTAACCATAGAAATATTTTCAGCATTCCTTATTTTTATATCTTCAGAAACCTTTTTAATTAAAGTTTCATCTTTTCTGTATGTTTCTATTAAAGTTTCAACCATTTTATCCAATACTACTTCATTTTTAGCTATATTATTTATTTCTGCTGCCTTAATGCTAATAACACTATACAACTGATTGCTTGCAATAAACCAGAACCATAAAAACATAAGTATAAAAAATAATAATATGTTAAATACTGTTATAAACACATTTATAGGATCAAAAACTTCTTTTAATATTTTATTCATTATATTATTCTTTATTAATATAAAACATATTAATAAAGAATAATATGTTTTATATTAATAAAGAATGAATTTATTAAAAGATCAAGAATTTATTAAGGGTGTAATAAGTATATGTTCAGTTGCTTTCCTAATTTCTATTTTTGAACTTGTATTATATTATACTATCGTTAAATCAACGTTTGTTAATGGAATTAATAGTTTAGTAGAAATTGTAAGTGTAAATGTAGATATAGAAGCAATTAATATTATTAAGGGAATATCCGAAAATGATGAAAATACAGGAGACTATATAAATAATTTAAAACTCGCATTTTATATAATGTTTTTGTTATTCATATTATCTATTATTTTATATTTTATTAATTTATTAAAAATATACAAACTTACCCACAGAACATATAAAGGTATATATCCTGTATATATTAGTATATTTTGTATATTTGTTATACTTATGTTGTTTCAGATTATTATATTAGAAATTTCTAAGAAATTCAATTTTGGAAATATTGATGAACTTAAATTAAGATTCATTAATTCTTTGATAGTTTCTAGGAACGGTGAAAAAATTAAGATTCCGGATGGTAATGCATTATTTTAAAATTAATATCTACATTAATATAAAATGACAAAGAAGTCAAAGAAGTCAAAGAAGTCTAATAAAAATATAAGAAGAAGAAATTTAACAATCTTATTAATCGTACTAGTATCGATAAGTGTTGGAATTTATTTTATTGTTAAAAATAATGATGAAGATGAAACAGTTGCACCAGCTGATTCTCCTTCAAATGATGAGAGAACAAGAGAATGTACTTTTTGTGGGTTAGGTAAATGTACACAAGAAATAGTTAACTTAAATAAACCAAACCAAACACCAGAAGAAATGTTTATAAGCATTAAAGATTACAGTACATGTACATGTTCCAAGTGTTACGAAGAATGTATTGGGATAGATTCTCTACAGGGAATTACAGAAGAACAGTGTGATTCTGTAAACTAGACGACAAGACTTTTTTAACTATTTACACCGACTTTACCAATACCAACTATTGTTATATTAGATAATTTTGTATATTCTATATTAGCATATTTATTATTTTTTTCTTTACACCCAAGTTTTACCCAATAAAATTCTAATTCCGTCCATATAAAACTCTTTCATGATGTTCTAATAATATATCTTTCTAAACTTTATTATATTTTAGAAAATTTTTAAAACTAATGTAAAATATAATATATTGTTAATTAATAGTAATGGGTGTTAAATCCGGAATTAAGAGTTATAAAAAAATAAAATGTGAGGAACAGATTCCGTTTGAAACCTACGTTATAAATTGTGGTGTTCATGCTGAGAGACTTGATACGTTTAAAAAATATGCTAAAAAGGCTAAACTTAACATTAAGAGAGAAGAGTGTGTAAATGGTAAAGAGTATACAAATAAAACGTTAATCAGTATGGTAAATGCCGGTATTGTTTCGCCAGACGCTGAATTAAGTCCAATTGAGGTTGCTATATGTTTAAGTCATTATAATTGTTGGGTAAGATTCGTTAAAAATGGATGTAGTGATTATGGTTTAATAATGGAAGATGATGCAAAAATAAAACCAGATTTTGTTACAAAGATAACTAGTATTTTAGAACAATTAGAATATGAAAAAAAGAAATTTGGTGTTTTGATCATACATCCTGGTAATTGGATGCGTACAAAAAGTAGACAGAAACGTGTTTCAAATGTGGATGGTGTTAAAATTAATAGGGAAATGGTTAACCATAACCCGTCTGGGACAGCCTATATACTTACGCTAAAATTTGCAAATCATTTAATAAATAATATGTTTCCTATTGTTTATCCGGTTGATATATATATAGGTGATAATTTAAGTTCTAAATTCCCACATTTTACATTAATACCCCAAAGGGATCCCAAAACACCAGATTGTTGGAAAGCAAGTTTGCTTGATGTTAATTGTGGGGGTGGTGATGATACCACACAGGACTATAAAGCTGATAATATCAAAAAAATAATTAGTTCATTGTAATTTATACCGTCTTGATTTACCGTCATTAGATTTTAGTATCCAGTTATTATTAGGTTTTAGTATATCTATTTCTGGTTTTGAATATTTTTTATATAAAGGAAGTCCATATTCTTCCAAGCTTTGCATATTTCTATGAACTATATCATATGTTTTTCCTTTGTCTTTACCACTGGCAACTCTTCTACTTTCTATACAAATATCCTTAAAATTTCTACTAAAATCTACTATCTTTTGTCTCCAATTTGTCCAGTGTAGTGTTGCGTACATTGGTGGAATTTGATTTGATTTTAATGGCATTACTGATTGGTCTTCTAATCTAGAATCTAACGGGTATAATGAATCTTTAGATTTAGTTATTCTCCACCCCAGAAATAGTCTGTGTATATCTTTTGGTGTTTTTTTCCCTAAAACTTCATGTACCAAATGTTCATAAAATAATAACATATGACCTGGTGGTATAACAACCTTTATTTTATCTTTATTATATTGTGCCTTTAACGATTTATCTTTAATTGGTGCAAACCCAGAATGACCTCTTATTCCTTTATGTGTTTTAGGTACACATGAAAAATATTGATCAGTATCATCAAAATTTAACCACCCACCAAATATTTTATCAGATTCTTTAGCTAATGTTGCTTCATCTCGGTGCCACGATTCTGCTGTAGCAGACACTCCCTTAGGTCTAAACATCATTCTATCTACTATTTGCTCCAAATTCCACCGTTTAGATTTCGGTAGAATTTTAACATATTCTTGAAAAAAAGGTAACAATTCTTGCATAATATTCGTGCGAATTTGGCGTACAAATGGATTGTGGAAGGATGCCGGATTATTTAGTGCACTAAAACCACCTAAAGAATATTTCGTTGGTTTATTTTTATATTCTGGAAAGTTTTCCATAGTTTTAAGCATATCATTTCTTATTATTTTAAGTATATCCGATGTGTTCATAAAATTTATAGGAAATACAACATAACCATTTTCTTCTAAAAATTCAACATTTAGTTTATTATCCAACACACCACCACTTTTACGAACACTTCTTCTGCGGATGATTCTTCTTGATTTCACACCACTTTTACGAACACTTCTTCTGCGGATGATTCTTCTTGATTTCACACCACTTTTACGAACACTTCTTCTGCGGATGATTCTTCTTGATTTCACACCACTTTTACGAACACTTCTTCTGCGGATGATTCTTCTTGATTTCACACCACTTTTACGAACACTTCTTCTGCGGATGATTCTTCTTGATTTAACACCATTTCGTTGTGTAAGAAATATTTTTTTTCCTATTAGTCCAGATTTTTTAACAAATCTTCCTGATTTAGTATTACATATATACTGAGGATCATTTTTGTATTTACTTTTATCACTACAGTGTTTTATCATATTTACATATTATAAATATTATAAATATTATAAAACATCTTTTATTGTGGTTGACTACATTTGAATAAGAAATTCTTGGCACAAAAATTTATTAAACGTTTTAAACCATATTTTATTTTTAATAGGGGTTACACCTGGGCATTTTAGGATCCATAACCCAAATTTATTCATAGAGAAATCATTCAGTTTACTAAACGATTTATAACTATTGTATAATTCCGTATTAGTAATTTTAAAAGTGTTAGTTGATGAATCGTCTACTATTTTTTGTAGAAAAGAATATAACATTTTTACTTTTTCATCTTCTAAACTGTTTATTGGTGCAAAAGTTTTCTTCTTTATTTTTGTTGTAATCGTGTTATTAAAATTACGCCATTTTTCCGTTATCCATATATCCAATAATTTAATGTTTATTTTCTTACCACGAATTCTATTATCTAATTTATCAAAGACTTTGTCGGTTTTTATTCTAATAGTGATCATATGTTTACATTTAGCCAACTCTCTACAAAACGGGGAATAACAATGTAAATACAATTCTGCAGATTCTCGTTTAATAAAATCAATGTATTGTTGATACAATTCAATAGTTATTATTTCAATAATTTCGGACCCAGTTCGAGACTGTACGAAATATTCCAAAAACAACAAATAATATTTTTCCAAATTGTTATCTGTGGTTTTGACTCTATATTCACTACAAATTTTAGGTAATTCTATCCCATTGTCTTTTAAACACTTCTTTAATTCTATTATCTCGTTATTCATGTTTTCTATTTGTTTTGTATACTTTAATATAGTTCCATTACATCCTAATTTTTTATTATTTGTTACTATTTCATTTAATTTTATAATCTCGTTGTATAAATCTTCAATAGTAAAATTTTCATCCAATTGGATCAACTCTGTTTGATTCTTACCATTAACCGTTATACTCTTTCGTCTACCGTTTAATACACCATCTCTACAAGAAGTTTTTATACTTTCCTCTAATTCTACATGATACTCGGTATGTATAGTGTACTTTAACACGAATGACGGGAAATCTTTTTTATGTTCACGCAACACGCGACGTTCTATACCTTTTGTATATCCAAACTTAACCAAATAATTTCCAACCAACCCCAAATATACTAATTTGTTATCTGATGAATTGTTCAATAATATTTTTTCATTTTCATCATTGTTTACCTGAAGTTTGTTTCTTAGTTTGTCGGATTCATATTCCGTATTCTCCAATTTCATCCTAAGATCGTTGGATTCCTCTCCAACCGTTTCATTAATTAGTTCTTCCAATTTGATGTAATAATCGTGGATCTCGTCAGCCTTATCCGTTCGAGCCTTCATACAAAATTTCTTAAACGTACGGATTGTCATCGTTATGGTTTCACCGGGTCTTCCTACTGAGAGTTTTCCGCCGAGAAGAGGAGAAATATTTTCTACTACGTAATCTACATCTTTTTTAAAATTTTTCTCTAAAAGTCTTTTTGCCAAATCAATCCTACCAAATCCGATCCATTTCCATACATCATTAAGCTTTACTACAAAGTCACTAGCTTGGTCATAATTCAAATAGCAATAAAAACTGCTAACAAAAAGTTGTTGCTGGGTATCCGTAAAAGATTCCTTAATCTTATTTACTAATTTACTTTGATAATCACCATTAAGTTTGATGATAGGGTTATTTTCTATGAGTGTTACTATATCTAAAGCCTTACAGGCCCGGTCTGTCGGACCGGATTTACTTTGTAAATTTAATGAAACCATTTAACATATCAACAACCTTATTCTTTAAACCGATTTGTTGTTTTTTACACAATCCGTACGTTTATCCAATTTTGTGCATAATTTTACAAAATTTCTTAAACGTACGGATAGTTATAGTTTCACTGGGTCTTCCTACTGGGGGTTTTTTGCAGGTTGGCAAAGTACTTTTTCTACTACATAACCTACATCTTTTACAAAATTTCTTAAACGTACGGATTGTTTCCTTATCATGACATCCGTTTTGTTTTGCTCCTAAAACCGCTTTGCAAGTTGGCAAAGCACTTTTTCTACTACGTAATCTACATCTTTTACAAAATTTCTTAAACGTACGGATTGTTATTATGGCCTCCGTTTTGTTTTGCTCCTAAAACCGCTCCGCCGAGAAGAGGAGCAAGATTTTCTACTACGTAATCTACATCTTTTACAAAATTTCTTAAACGTACAGATAGTTATGGTTTCACTTTTTCTATCTCCTCCGTGCTTGATTCCTCTGTTTGCAGTAATCAAGATTTCTACTACGTAATCTACATCTTTTACAAAATTTCTTAAACGTACAGATAGTTATGGTTTCACTTTTTCTATCTTTGGTCATAATTCAAAAAGTTGTTGGGTATCCGTAATCTTATTCGGTGATTTGATAAATTTAAAGCCTTACATGCCCGGTCCGACGGACTTACTTTGTAAATTTAATGAATTCATTTACTATATCAGTAAACACATTCTTTAAATAATTTGTTATTTTTTACACAATTTTTTACATCTTAGTTTAAACCACTTCAGGCAACGAAATAATCCACAAATTACGACTCGCACTCCATTCAAGTACGGCACCGTCAGCAAGACCATTAAGATCTATGTCACCAACATCCTGAAGCTTCTCAACCTTTCCACGAGGTCCACGCGGTCCTGCCACACCAGCGGTGCCAGAAATACCCTGAAGCCCGTCACGACCATCAATTCCCGATTCTCCCGCGATACCCTCGGCACCCTGAAGTCCAGGTTTACCAACACCTTCGAGTGCGAGTTTGTCGAAACGTTCTGTCAATTCTTTAATTTTTAATTCGGCGGTTACAAGAGCCTTTTCCAATCTGGTACCGATGGATACAAGATCTACACCTTCCGATGTAACAAGACTCTTTACTCCACCAATAGTAGTAAAATTGCAATTCTCTCCTCTAAGTGCTACGTAGCTCGCTGATATTTGATTAGTCGACATTGTTTAGTTATAATAATTAATTTAATTTAAAGCATTTAAACGCTACTATTCATCGCAAACATAATGGAATATGCATTTACCCGATGATGGTGTTTGTGGGAAATTAATCATTATTCCTTTTTTGATTCCCAACGATTTCATATAGGTTTTGAGTCTAGCAATTTCATTACTTTTAAAAGTATTTGCCGAAAGTGCCTTTAATTCCAATACGATTGTATCCTTTGTACATAGTCGGTTTATAACAATATCGGCTCTACCATAACCAACATAGTAATTTTTATACATAATTGGTGTTATAACTTCTGATTCATATTTAATCCCAAGTTCCCTTAGTTCGGCTTCCATAGCCCTGTGGTATACAGTTTCAGTATGACCCGACCCCAAATGCGAATATATCTCATTAGATTTACAAATAACAGTATCTAAAATGTCACCACAGACAAGATCATTTAATTTTTCGCACACTTCTTCGCTTTTTTCTAGACTCGACAGACTTCGCTTTTTCTTTTTTGATCTTAAGATGTCCATTGCTTCTTCGTTTACTTCTTCTTGCCTTTAAACTATTCACAGATCTTCGTTTGGTACTTATTCGTTTACTTATTCGTTTACTTCTTCGTTTACTTCTTCTTGTCTTTAAACTATTTACACGTTTGATACTTCTTCGTTTACTTTTTCTTCGTTTACTTCTTCTTCGTTTAGTTGTTTTATTACTTCTTCTTCGTTTACCAAACAATTTTTTTGATGGTCCTTCTCCTTCTTCTGTTTCGTCACTTGATGGTTGTTGTTGTGGTGGTGGTTTGTCACTTGATAGTTGTTCTCCTTCTTCTGTTTCGTCACTTGATGGTCCTTCTCCTTCTTCTGTTTCGTCACTTGATGGTCCTTCTCCTTCTTCTGTTTCGTCACTTGATGGTCCTTCTCCTTCTTCTGTTTCGTCACTTCCTAACTGTGGTGGTGGTGGTACTTTACTTGATTCTTCTGATTCTTCTGTTTCGTCACTTGATGGTTGTTGTTGTGGTGGTGGTTTGTCACTTGATAGTTGTTCTCCTTCTTCTGTTTCGTCACTTGATGGTCCTTCTCCTTCTTCTGTTTCGTCACTTGATGGTCCTTCTCCTTCTTCTGTTTCGTCACTTGATGGTCCTTCTCCTTCTTCTGTTTCGTCACTTCCTAACTGTGGTGGTGGTGGTACTTTACTTGATTCTTCTGATTCTTCTGTTTCGTCACTTGATGGTTGTTTTACTTCTTCTTCTTCTTCTTCTGGTTCGCCACTTGATTGTTGTGTTGATTGTTGTGTTGATTGTTGTGTTGATTTGTCACTTGATGGTTGTTGTACTTTTCCCTTTCCCTTAAATAATTTATTAAAATACCCAGTATTATTATTTACGTTAGCTACGACGGTTTTTACTGAACTACGTTTGTTAAGAAATTGAGTTGTTTGAATTATGTTTTTTAATTTTTGTTCATTAATTTTCTTAATTTTCTTATTATCATAAAACAACGCGCATGTCAATATGTATGGTATAATTACCACACCATTTTCGGAGTATAAAAAATTAATTAATTTCGACAATTCATTAATTTTTTTATTATTCATTTTAGCGATGAAATCGTCTATATTAAGTTTATCAAGTCTATTTTTATTATCGGTCGTTGTTGTATTAGTTTTATTTTTTCGTAACATAGTACTATTAACAGGAACCGTATTTATAACAGGATTAAATCCACTAATCGTATGTATTTCACTATCTTTTAGCAACATCATTTCTATACGATCGAAATTTTCTGTATGTATATTTTCAGTATCTCCAGTAATTTCGTTAATATTGTAATTAATGTTAAATAATTTCTTTACCTTTTTATCTGGAATCTTTAAATTACTAACATAATAAGCTTTATTATTATTACCATCAACACCTAAAAATACTGGGTTAGGCTCATTATCATTATCATTAGTATAATTTATTTTATTATTAAATAATCTTAATAGGCTGTTAAACAAAAATGATTCGGTATTCTTAAGTACACTCACTTTCTTTATTTTTTTATTATCATTATCATTATAAATTACATTTACACTTTCACCTTCTGAGATATCCGGTTTGAATGGTTCATTATTTATTTTTATATTTTTTGTAAATTCCTTAATCAAACCCTCAACATCTTTATCTATTTTTTTTGAGATTACTGATGAATAATTACCCAAAAAGGATTTTTTACCACCAATGTTAAATAACTTTTTAATTCCTTCACAACCCATCTCTCCATTAGTTCCAAGGCAGGCGTATACATACAAGTTTATAGATTTTCCAGGGTAAATATCTTTCAATTCGCGAACCAAGTCGGATAATTTTATTTTAAAAAATTTCCCCTTAAGGTACTTTTTTAAAATTCCTTTATTATTATTAAAAATACGAAAATTATTCTTAATAGGTCCATTTTTATTATTATTAATTGTATTACCTAGTTGTATAAACGATTTTGTTTTCTCACCTTTGTTTTCAAGGTAAATATCAAATATATAGTCTCCAGATATTGATTCGTAAGGGTCTACAGACTCACTAAGATTATCAAAATCATTTTCATTTACGATGAGTTTCGAACCGGGGTGTGTGTAAAATGACACTGTAACGTTTAGGGGAACAATGAATCCATTATCCATATTAATATGTCCATGCATAGACGCATAAACTTCCTTAGTATCCGTATCCGGTTTTGGTAATGATGATGTTCTCGGTGGTTGTTGTGTTTGGGGTGATGTTCTCGATGGTTGTTGTGTTTGGGGTGATGTTCTCGATGGTTGTTGTGTTTGGGGTGATGTTCTCGATGGTTGTTGTGTTTGTGGTGATGATTTTTTATTATACATTTTTTCAAATATATCTAGGTCGCTTAAATCCCCACCAACTCCCGTTATTTGTTTAACCGCGTCATTTATATAATAATCTTTTTGTTCTTGTGTTAGATTTGATTCTTTGACTTCGGCAATATGAGCCTTTAGCTTATCGACGTCTTGTTGTCTTTTTGATTTTATCTTTGCGTCTTCCATAAACATTGTCGGTTTAAGGTCTGGTAGTTTGCTTGATATTTCAAATATACCATTTTTCACGGTTTCGGGTCTGTCTGAAAATAAGAAGAATAATATTCTGCGTATTTCCTCATAATATAAACCCCACTGATCTTTGAATTCAACCAAGTCCTTAATCTCTTCATTTATCTTTTTTATTTCCCTAAGTCTATATTCATCTTTTTTTATGGTACTATTGTTGCTGAAAAAAGTTACTAACCTAATCAGATTAGATTCGGTCGGATCGTTAGATTCTAATTCATTTAGTTTTGATAAATATTGAGAATTAAGATTTGAAAATTTAATAAGGTTGGTTAATGTTTTAGGGGTTAAAACTTTTTTCCATCTAGCGTAGTCTTTTTTTACTTCTTCCGAAATACTAGATATATTTCTTTTCTGAAGATGTTTAAAAACTCCCTGTTGTCCAATTATATTGTTTTTTTGGTTTTTGTAAGTAAGTTCCAATGTTTGCAAATCATTATCCAAATTTTCAAGATCTAGATCAAATTGTTTATTCTGTAACTTTACATTTCTCGATTCATCCATAACGGAATCTAATATAGCCTTCCCTATACTTTTCTGAACAATATTTCTTTGTTTTGTTAACTGTAAAGACATTCCGGTTAATTTACCCTCTTCGACTGTTTTGGGACCACTTGATTTACTCATTTGTTTAGGTTTGTTAAGTTTGTTAAGTTGTTTGGATTTAATAAAGGGTATTTTTATTCCGAAACTATTCTCCCTTGGAACATATTTTCTGTCACTAGATATACTAGATGCTATATCTGTTAATGAAACCTCCTGTCCTGGTAAAATATTAGCTATAACTTTTTGTGCTATATCGTCGTATTTTAACATATTTATAACATCTTTAAATTTTAGATCTTCTTTAAACTCTACCTCTCCTTCTATTTCAACTTTTAAAGTATCTATGTCCTTTTTAAGTTGAGATAATTTAAGCAATCTTTCCCAACCAGTATCGTTACTCCAAAACCCAAATTTTTCAAGCATTGTATCTTTGTTGGGTGGTTTTAGATCATCCGACATCCAACCCTTTAATAATATGATTTTTTGATCTATCTTACGTTCCATTTCTTCTGCATACATAGATTGGGACCTTAGTTCGTGTATATTTTTAATAACCTGCATGCATAATGGTCGGTCATTTGATATATAACATATTGGTGGTTTTAATTGAACCATATCTAATATTTAACAATATTTTTTTTAGAAATCAATCTTTAATTAAATTATTTTTGTAAATTGTCAATCTTCTAAAAACATAAATGTTTTCATATCGTCGGTTTTATCTTTATTATTTTTCTTTCCATTTAAAAATTTATACTTTTTTTTACGATAATAGCATTCTCTTTTTTTAGCCTGTCCACACAATCCCTCGATTTCATCTTGAAAATCTATTATTAGTGGTGTATTCAAATTTTTTTTTCGAAGTATGCGGCCACACGCTTGTTCTATATCACTTCTACCCGTTGCCATAATTAAAGTGTCAAGTCTACTGTTGTCATAACCTTCATTGGCCATACTATAAGTCGCAAAAACAACATCCTTGGTATTACTAATATCCAAATCAGCCGACTTCATACCACCAACGTACAATCCCCCAGAAACATTATTCGGTAACAAGTTTAAAAGATCTGTACATTGTTGTCTACGTTCCGAAAGAACCAATATGTATCTGCCTTGTTTATTAGATTCAATTATTTCCTTAATAATTTGAAGATTTCTTGTTGGGTCCAACGAAATAGATGTTACAAGTCCTGGTAGATTAACTTTTCCTAACATATTATAAGTAATTGTTGGTGGGTTTATATATTCTGCAACAACTGTTCTAATTTCTGGTGATAGTTCATCTTTTTGAATATTGGGTACAGTAAATTCTCCCAGAAACCAACATAGAACTTTAGATAATCCATCTTTACGATCTGGTGTTGCTGACAATCCTAACATTTTGGATGTACTTATCTGAAATAGTGCTTTGCTGAATGTTTTAGAACATATTCTATGGCATTCGTCTATAAGTGTTATACCAAACGAATCAAAAGTTTCGGTTGGATATCCTTCTTTTCTAACCGTAATTGATTGTAACATAGCTATTACAATATCTTTATCTTCTATGTCGATGATATTTTGTTGAATTCTTCCAACGCGTGCTGTTGGTAGGAATTGGTGAATTCGTTCAATCCATTGGTTTAGTAGGAATTCTTTATGGACTATGACTAATGTTTTTTTAGCAATTTTCGATGCTATATACAATCCCAGAATAGTTTTTCCCGAACCACAGGGGATTGACAATACGGTAGATCCCTTTGTATTTAATGTTTCTATTACATTTTTTGATATGGATAATTGTGTTTCTCTTAATGTTCCTTTGAATTCTATTGAAATGTTATGTCCTTCTCGTTCGTTTGTGATTTTAGGTTGTCCATATTTCTCTATACCATAATATTTTGGTAGATATATGAATTTTTCACTTCTTCTGTATACAGGAAATGGCTTATTATTAAAATCATAATCGGGTAAAGCAAATGGTTTAACAACAAGATCTTTCTTAATATCTGCCAATGTTTTGGAATTGTTAGGTACAGAATAACCATTGTGTGTTAATTTTGAATTCATTATTAATTTATATAAGGTTAATATAATACTATTTAATAGTATATTAACCTTAAATAGATTGTTGGGCACATATTTTCAAAAATAATTTAACCTTAAGTCTTTAGTCTGTAAATAGGTATTAAAATTAATGGTAAACATGAAAGTATTAACCTATAACGTATGGTCCGAAGGGTGTGACTATGATTCAAGACTTGAAGGTATTTTAAATATAATCAAACTCGAAAATCCAGATTTCATAGCTTTACAAGAAGTTAAATATGGATCATATGATATTATTAGAGAAACGTTAAGTAAATGGTACTGTTCCGTTGATAGAAAGGTAGAATTTAATAGAATGTATGGAGAAATGTTATTTAGTATAACTAAACCAATTTGTGAAGAATATATTGGTTTTACTTCTTCTCCCAATATTAGAGGATTAACTATTTATAGATTCGAAGGAATAACATTAGCTACAACACATTTAGAGTTGACTAGGAAAAATAACATGTCTAATTGTTCGGAAATCATTAAGTTGTTGGATAATAAATTGTCGGGTAATTGTTTTTTACTAATGGGTGATTTCAATTTTTTTGAAGGATATGAAGGTTTTAATTTTACCGAAATTGGGTCAGAAAATACATTTGAATCTGAAAAGTTTAATTCTAGACCCGATAGAATATATTATAATGAACTTACACCAGTTAAATCCATAGTCATTAAGAATAATCTGAGTGATCATTATGGACTAATTGGATATTTTAATTAATTTAATATGTTGGGTAGTTATAATGTATAATAAAATAAAACAATTTTTAAGTCTCCTAGGAGATAAATATTATGTATTTGGTGGTAAGGCATTATCTTATATTTTAAAAAACATTGAATCTTATGATTGGGATATAATTATAGATTCTAGGTTTGAAACTATAGATACAGTAAAGGGTAAATTAAAAAGTGTATTTGGTGATAGCGTAGAATGTTATAAACAATCATTAATTAGGTCTGAAAGGGGGACGGTTAACGTTATATATGGGTGTAAATTAGAACATAATAATATTATAAATGATATAATAGATACTAAATTCGAGGTTATAGAAAAAGATGTTCCTAGGATTGTTGTTGATAATATTATATATTTAGATATAGAGAAACTGTACGAAAATCTAAATGATTCTATAAATGATAATTACTATTTGTTGAATCAATATGAAGAATATTATAGACGAATGTCGGGAGATTTCATGACGAAATATATAAACAATGAAATAAATGATTATGATGAATTATTACAAGAATTGTATGATGATCCCGAATCTGATCCTGAAGAAATTGAAGAATATATAGTCCACATAGAATTTTTAAAATCTAAAGAACATTATAATCAAATTATTAACGATTTACGTTTTATTATTAGTAATAGTGAGGAAGTTAAAAATAAAGCTATAAAACTTATTCGTAAAAATACATTCAGGTTAATAAAATTAAATAATAGTTTAAAAGATCCTAATAATAATTTTAAACCTGAATACATTAAACATTTATGCGATAAATGTGATAAATGTGATAAATTAGATATTGTCAAACAAATTGGTAAATTAAAATTAAAATGTAACCAATTAAATTGTTAACTTATCTTTTAATTTTAGGCTTCGGTCGCTGTGTAATCGCCTTCGGCTTCATAGTGCTTCGCTATGTAATCGCCTTCGGCTTCATAGTGCTTCGCTATGTACTATATAAAAACTTGGTATGTTTTTCTTATTAAGGATAGTATATGTTTTTTTGACATTTAAATTTGACATATCTGCATTTAGGGGAAGTTTTATAAAAATAAGTGGTGACTTGGCGCTATTTAACTTTTTCAAAATTTGGTGGATAGGTATACCAGACATCATAAGTTCCACTTTATCTTTATCTTTATAACCAATTCCACCCCACGGGGGATCTATATATAAAATATCTTGTTTTATTTTATCTATTACATTAACGAAATCGGCATGAATAATATTTACATTGGTTATACCAAACATTTCACAATTATTCCTCAATAATTCTGTATTCTCTTCTAAAATATCAACAGCATTAACAAATTTGAAATATTTTGAAAAATGTATAGTATCACCACCAACACCCGACGTTCCGTCAGTAATAATACAATTTTCTGATTTAATATTTATTAATTTTAAAGTTTCCTTAATTATAACTATTATTTGTTTAGCTTCATAGGGTCTTGTAATACTATATCTTCCTACATCATTAATTTGAATTTTTTTAAAATCAAAGTCTGGTTTATATTTACCTTTCGGTAATGTAGGATTGTTAGAATCCATTTCTTAATATATCATTATTATTATTTTTTATATATATTTAATATTTATTAACAATAAAAATATTTATTAATATTAATTAAGTCAAACCATGGATGGATTCAATAATACTAAATATTATTTTTCACCAACAACAAATAATAATTTACAAAGCAAAGGTGATTTCATACCACTAACAGACACTTCAAGTATGTATATACCATATTCAACAGCAGATATAGTAATAATAGACGACGACCCAATTGTAAGGATGACATTTATAAACAAAATTAAGAAATTTAAGATCAAGAGTTCAATCATAGACGAAGGGAGAAATGTTGTATATAAAACTTTTTCTAAATCTAGTGAAATTTTAAAAGATATTATTGAGAATAAGTCAACCTATGGATTAATACTCATGGATGAAAATTTAGGACCAGATAGTTTTACAGGTACACAATGCATTAGGAGAATTAGGGAATATAATTATAACGGAGCTATAGTTTCTATATCGGGTAGTTATACTCCTTCTGAAATATTACCAAAAATTAGGGAGAGTGGTTCAAATGGACTAATACCCAAAAGCAGTTGTTTTTTTTCGGAAGTATGTAAATTAATGAATAAATTAACAACTAGGGATTTTAAAAATGAAGTATAATAGTATAATGAACAATGAGGAAACTATTATTGAAATGCCAAACTTACAATCAATGGACAACACTCTAGATGGAGTTCAGTGGAACGGAAACAACGAAGACAAAAGACAATTTCCAGAAGCATTTACAGAAGTATTAAAAACTTGTAGTCTGACCGGTAGGTCCAAGCTCATAATAAGACAAAGATTCTTAAATATGTATCGTTATTACAGAAAAAAATACAAATATAGTAACCTACTTCATAATAGTTCAAGAATAATAGTTACAATTGGAAGTATTATTATACCAGCACTACTAACACTAGACAATGAAATTTCTAATCGTTCAGTAACATCACAAACACTGTACTACGTAACATTCAGTGTAAGTTTGGCAGTTACACTAACAAATTCTTTAGCAGAACTAACACAAATAAGTAAGAAATATTACACCTACGCGACAGTTAAAGAATCACTAGTTACAGAAGGATGGTCATTTCTATCTCTTTCGGGGAAATATAAAATATACACAGATCATTCAGAATGTTGGAGAAAATTCTTAAATAAAATTGAAAAATTAAATACAAGTGCCGTTAATTCGAATCTAATTTTAAGTACACACAAGCCAGACGATAATATAGTAGACCCCAAAATAGCACTAAATCAAATAATTGAATCGTCACAACAATCCATAAATAACGACAATGTTATTATATATTCAGAACATTAAACAATGCATGCACACGTTTCTAATTTATCACAAGTTACTTCATCACAATTAGTAATAACGTTATTTTGGACACAGTCACACATACAAATGACACCTCTAAAATCCGTAGAGTAGACAATAAATATGACTGTTAAAAAGACCAATACACCAGAGCTCAAACCTATTCTGAAAGTACTATTTTCTAATATATTCTTATAATATAAAACGAGGATTATAATAACTGTTAAAACAACAGCAATATTCATAATAATTTGAGTAGATAAAAACGAACAACTTGCTGAATCACATTTTGATGGTTTTAAATTTGCACCAACTAGTCCCAAGACTGTGGATATCGTCAATGCTACGATAAGTATTGCATCTAAATCAATAACTGCAGTACCACTTACTTTAATAAAATCTTCAATTGGTGTATATAAAAACACAGAATAAGTAATTAATAGTATTAATCCAGAAACACCAAACAATATCTGATTAGTATTAGTATTTTCAGAACCACCACCGCTATTACTATTTTAATCATATAAACATATGATACCATTAACATTTGTTGCGTATACGCAATATAATATTGAACACAGTACTAGGATTATTGTAATAAAAATTTTTAATTTAAGGTATGATTGTATTACATTAAATCTATACAACAAGTTTATAGATAAAAAAGATACAATTGCTACAGTATTCATAACGTATTGAGTGTTTTTGAAATCACGGCCTTCTAATTCACATTCAGGTGGTTTTCTATTAGCAGCAACTAGTCCCAATATTAATGATATTACCAACGATATTCCAACTATTGATTTTAAATTTGAACTAGTTTTTAAAAAATTTCCAAAACGAGGTATTAGGAATAATACATAGATAACAAACTGAATAATACCAGCAACACCAAATAGTATTTTAGTAGTATCTAAATTATTACCAATATCTTTATCACACATGCATGAAATATTATTTAAATTTATTGAATAAAAGATATACAAAATTATAATAGATGCTAATACGATTATACTAAAAACCATATTAAATTCTAAAATATCGAAACGATACAATGCACCTATAAATAAAAATGATACAATTACTAAAAGATTCTTAAAAACTTGATTATATGTGTCGGTTTCACAATCGTCCGGTCTTTTATTTGTCTCGGGATCACAATCGTCCGGTATTTTATTTGTCTCGGGATCACAATCGGTTTCACAATCGCCCGGTCTTTTATTTGCGACGAATAATCCAAATACCAACGATACTAACATTAAGAAACCTAAAATTAGTTTTAAAACTAAATCGTTTTTAACAACATTTTCACCATAAGTAAATAAGAAGAACGTAGCTATTAATGTTTGGATTATACCAGTTATCCAGAATAATACAGAATAAACACTACCCATTTAATAATAATAAATATTTTAAATAAATATTATTAATAAATTTAATGGATTTCACTAACACTTTTTAATTAATCATTCTCTAACTTAACATCGGTGACATTCTTGGTTTCGGTAACACCTTTGGTGTCTGGGACATTCTTGGTTTCGTATTCTTTAATCAGTGCGATAGTTTTAATTAGATTTTTTCTATTTTCGGGATCTTTTTCATTTTCTAAAAGGATTGTAATATAATTTAGACTCATCGTTATATATTAACATCATCCAAATCTTTATATTAGTATCCACCAACGCTCCATGATTTATACTTTAGGGTCCATCTATATAAGTATATTGAAGCGTCGTATGTATCTAAAGCGCTACTAGACCCAAGGCGCGATACTTGTAGCCACAGACTATCTGTAGATGATACATATGAATTTATATTTATAGAAAACTCATAAACACCAACGGTGTTCGAAAGTGTTGGGACTGGTGTTACCAAAATACCCGTTGTAGCACCAACCGTTCCCGACGGAGTTCCTGCTGGAGTTCCTATAACATTTCCTGGTGTAACGATTGCGTAATCTAATCGTAATGCCAGGTTTCCTCCATTTCCACCGTTTTTAGCGTATTCTATTTTAAGTATGAGTGGTAAGCTTGTATCAAATTCTCCTGGCATTTCGCATATGTAACTTTGTGCGGAATCTACTAAATAAATCATTTTTATTATTAATTTAAATATTTACAGTATGTATTAAATGGCTTCTTTACCTAGCCCACAAGGACCTCTTATTCTATCGGATGCTAAATACTCGGCCGTATTCTCTGATAGAATATTGCTTGACAAGGGAAATATAACGCTAATAGATGTTAGTGTCGTTGGTGTTATGAATACTGCGGCAGGTATAATAACAGTTAGTAGTGTGGACACTGCATCCGGTTCATCGGATTCTATAACAGTCCAGAATACTTTTTGTTCAGAAAATAGTGTTATAGTTGCAACTATTGCGTCATATGGAGGTATTATAGGAACTAATGGATTTCCATCACTTATTGTAACACCTGGTAATAATTTATTTACTATTACAATTGTTAATGAGAGTGTTGTAGATGCTGCTCTTGATGGTTTATTAATTATACATTTTATGATTGTTTAATTTTTTAAAACGTTTAATTTAAAATATTTATGTAATATAATGAATACTATAAAACATAAAGTTGAAGAATATAAGAATGGGATTAAGGAAGTAACCGAATATTTCGGCGTATCTGAACATTTCGGTGTAGAATCTGATGGATTTGTTATAAGTCCTGGTGCGTTGGTTGTAATTATTGTAATACTTGCATTTTTCTTTTGGTTAACGTCTATTAGATATCCTATTAGATTTGGAAATAAAAAGGGTGAGAAGAAAACCCTTATAGGATTTATAAATTTCTTAATATTTTTTATGTTTTCTCCACTTATATGGGTAGTCGGTAAGCTTATAGAATCTTCCAACCCAAAGAAAAAATAAACGTACCTTATTAAACACTAAATAAACGTACCTTATTAAACACTTACGTGTTAATTAATTAAGTATCCCGTCAATTAATAATTTCAATTTAACGTGTGTAAGTGGATACAACATTTCATTTATATTATTGTAATTGTCGTTATTATTAATAGAATAAATATAAGTTGAGAAAGAATCTACGTGTTTGTGTCTAATAATCTTAATAATATTAATATCAAATTCATAATTATTAATTCTCAGACCGTGAATAATTTCACCGCTACAATACAATCTTTTAGAAACATCTGAAAACGTAGGAACCGAATAACGCATTTTAAATAAGTTATTCAGTTGTTATCCGGTTTATTTAAACCCGAAGGTTTTTTTTATTATTATTTTTTATTAAACTTTCATAATTGTATCACCATCATTGTCAAACCCAAGTATATTAAGTTGTTCCATTGCTTCAATCAATGCATCAACATACATATCATTTTGGTTATCATTTTGGTTTGTCGTATTTGTGTTATACTTGATTCTAATTCGTTTAAGAGAATCTGGTGTAACACATTTATATTGTTCCTTTTCATTTCCGGATATAATAGTTGAATGTCGTTCATCAAAACTTATCTTCATAGTTTTAATTGGTGATGAAGGACTTGTCATCGTAAAGTATTTTGGATTAACAGATCTTCCTTTATGTACTCATAAATCCGCTGATGCGGTAGGGTATTTTAAAAATTGTTAAAATTAAATTATTAGTTAAAATCAATATCTGAAAAACTGTCCACTTCGATTAGTGCCTTTTTCGCGACCATTTTCTTGCGTCCACGGCGTGGTACACCCAAATTCACCAAATCATGTTTTACAGAATTATCGTCACTACTTTCGCCACACTTGTTTTCTATTTCATCAGACTCTGTAGAATCTGTATCAAGATTGTCATCATCTGATGTAATATCTTCTTCTGCCAGTTTGGCGGCTTTCTTGGCGGCTTTCTTGGCGGCCTTCTTGGCGGCCTTCTTGGCTTCCTTGACTTCTTTGACTATACGAATCTTATTCTCCTTTTCAGAGTTTAGAAACAATTCAATGTCGCAAATCTTATCATCCATTGTCCATTTGGGTGGGTGTGTTGTATGAACTTTACAAAACATGCTTTTGGAATCACTTGATTCGTTCTTGCACTGGGTAAATTCTTTCAGATTTCTCGCACAACACTGGTCGTTAGACTTGCGAGGTGTTTTATTCTTCTTCAAAATTGCGAGTGGTACGCGGTTCTTGGAAGCAAGAAATTGAATAAGTTCGTGCTTTTCGATGGTTTTCTTATTACCAGCCAACATTTCGTTGAACCAAATAGTCAGATCATCATAGGTTCCTTCGAGGTTGGACACGCTATACATGGTTTTCGATTGCTTGGTATTCATTGTTATAATTTATGAGTTTCACAATATTTGTTTATGAAATTGATTAATTAAGTAAAAGGTACTGCAGTTATTGATTGTCTTTACGTACCCTATTAAACCTCTAAAGGATTGGGTAGGTATTTAATCTTCAATAAATTGCATTCGGCTTCTTTTGTTACACATTTTCGATTTCTTATTCTTATTCTTGAAATAATAATTTTTTAAGTGATTTGGGATTTCATTTTCATGAAAATAAGTATCTCTAAACACACAATAGCTTAATATATTCGAAACTATGTCGGTATTTAGTCCAGGGAATATTTCACACTTAATAATTTTACGAATATTTATAAGATACTTTAAATATACAACCTTTTTCTTATTTTCTATATCCATTGTTATTAGGATGAAGATTGATTTTACGTACCCTTAAATCCGCTGACGCAGTAGGGTTTGTTAAAATTTGTTAATTTGTTAAACTAATCACCTAATCCCCAAAGTATTGTAAACATTACAGGATTCATGTTTTGGTCTTGGTCATCCGAATGAGAGTACCCCAAAAATTGGTTGTTAAAAAACTCTTTGTATAGCAACAACTGTTTCATACAAGAGTTAAAGTTAATTTCACATTCGTCTAGTTCATCTTCTAAATCTATTTTGCTTTCTTCGAATTCAATGGAGATATTGTTCATATTTTTTGGTTTATAATTGTGAGTACCCACCCATACAAGTCTCTAAAGACTTTTTATTCCTCGTCAAACAAATTCCTCGTCAAACAAATTCCTCGTCAAACAGATCCTCTATAATACACCCCTCCTCCTTTATTTCGTCCCTGTACATCTTTGTCATAATAGATGTATTAAAATAAGATATTTTCTTATACTCTAGTTCATTATCGGTAAGAACGTAGGTAAAAATAAGGACAGTCTCACAAAACTTAACCATCCTGATATATATTAGTTGGGTAACCTATTATGTGCCGAAGCACAATAGATATTTTAATATGTAATATTGATTCTTTTAATGTAATTGTATTTATTGTATTTTAACCCATTAGGAGGTGTAGTATTTAAATAACCTGATTGGATTATAAAACAAAATATTATAAATAGAATGTATAAAAAAAATGAAAGTCTCAATCTATCGCGATATTGAACCATCTGCCTTTCTAATTCATTGTGAAACATTTCGTCATACATTTTATTATTATTGTGGTTGAACTTAACGCTATTTATATTTAATTAATTATTAATATCCTTAACGTGTTTGTATTGTTTGTATTAATAGTGTTACCGTGATCTACAATTAAAATTATTTCATGGAATAATATATATTAGTTGGGTAACCTATTATGTGCCGAAGCACAATAGATATTTTTTTATTTATGTTTAATAATATATTTTACCGTCTTGGATGGAAAGGAGGATAGTAAACAACTTCATATGTTCACTTTCGTAATTCCCATTCATCATGTCGTCGTCCACCTTGTTCCCGTAGTAATTGATCAACTCAATCAATTTCCCATTGTTCTCGTGGTTATAGATGTTATCTATCTTGTGTTCTTCCTCTATCAGGTCTACCATCAACACATTTTTGTCAATGGGAGGGCGCATGGAGGTGTCGTAGGTAATTTCGGGCATTTTTAATGGCTTTTTAAAACTATATATTCTTTGTGTACCTATAAATCCGCTGATGCGGTAGGGTTTTTTTAATTTTGAATATTTTATTTGTGGGTATTCTCAAAGTCGGACATGACACGATCAACGTTTCTTAAAGCTACTATTCCCGATGGGAGGGTGTTAAGATTCGAAAAATAATCTTCAAATTCAAATATAGAATACATCATTTCTGACATTTTCATTTGGAAAGCCTTATATTCATTCATCTCATTAATGCATTTGAGAAAGTTCTTCATATGGTATTCCTTATTACCAACCAACATATCACGTACAATTTCCATAAACTCGTTAGAAATAAACCCAGACATTTTAAAAGACTTTGATATTTTTACTTACCTATAAGAAGACCAAAGTCTTTTGATTAAAATAATTGATTAAGATTTAAGACTAATTCCTAGATAATTTTCCCATTGCTCAATAGTGAAACGATTAGTAATTTTAGAGAAATCTATATCTGAAATTTCAAAATAAAATTCACCATCCTTAATTCCACGAATAATAAACTGTGCGGAAATCCTTTTCCCGTTAATTTTAAGGGTTTTCTTGAATGAATTAGAAAGCAAAACTAGCTTTGAAGAACCCATTTTATGTTGTAATCTGTGGCAGTTGTTAACCCAATTATGTGCCAAAGCACGGGTATTAATATTTATTATTATTTAATTCACGCTAATTCCCACCAACCCCCATTTCTTGAGTTTCTCAGCAAACTCCACCCTTTCCTTGTATTTCCGTTTAATCTCAACAAGTTGGTTGTTGATTTTCACACGCATCTTTATTTTCTCCCAGTCGGTTGTTTCCTTGAACAGGTCATCGATAACGTCTACTTCGCTGGTTACCGGCTCGTCATCGTCCATGTCTGCCCAGAACACACCATCCTTGGGGACAAACCCGGTCACATAGCAGGGGGTGCAAGTCATTTTGTTTATTGATTTATTGCTTTCTTAAAACTATTATCTTCTTTATGTACCCTGTTAAGTGCCAAGGCACTAGGGTAATCTAATTTTTGCTAATTTTATATTCCTTCGTCTTCCAACTTTTTCAGCTCTTTTTTCTCTTCTTCGGTGAGTTCGTCATTGTCAACAAGTTCCTCCATTCGGGCCTCCTTTTTCTTTTTGTCTGTGATCGGTTTCACTTTCTTTTCCACCTCTTTCATAAAGTTTTTCACGCTCTTACATTCCATACAGATCTCAAGAGTTCCTTTTAGCCCCAACCCATGTTGTAGATCACTGTCAATGAAACAAGTAACATTAGAAACTTCAACACAAATGATTGGTGCTTCGCAATCGCATTCGTCGTAACACAACATCTCAGATTCTTTACGTACCCATATAAACGCTTACGCGTTGGGGTGTTTTAAAATGTTTATTTGTTAATCTACTTTTTGTTAATGGGGAGGGGCTTTCCAGAAGGCTTTCCTTGGATCTTGAAGAGTTGATCAATTGGATCCAACTCGTTATTGTCAACTTTCTTCATCATGTTTTGCAAATCATAATAGTGGCGGTTGGGAAGACGGCTACCAGACACCAACCCAAACTCACCAACGTCCGCCCAGTAAACACCATCCTTGGGAACCCACTCTTGTTGGCTGCTAAACATGTTGTTTGGATTTACTTGGTTACTTGGTTATTAAACTTGGTTACTTGGTTATATTCTTTACGTACCCATAAATCCGCTGATGCGGTAGGGTATTTTAAAATTTGTTAATTTGTTAATCTATTTATTTATCTTCTTCAACACTCAACCCAAACCTCTTCGTACTGGTAGTCAAAGTCGGGGTCCTCTTCGCAGTCGGAATCAACATCCTCCCACTCACCCCAATCGCGAACCTCCTTGACCATCTTGGCCGCCTTCACCTTGGGGCTCACAACCTTTCCGGGAGAGTGGCGCTTGCAGAAACCATCTTCGCAAGCCTTGAACATACAAGGTTCTCCATCCTTCTTGACACCCCCACACTTGCCAGCCACAACCTTGACCGCCACAACCTTGGGCTCCATCACCTCGTCATCACTGTCGACAATTTTCGGAGTATGGATTTTGCAGAATCCACCGTTGTTCTTCTTCGGCTTGAAGTTGCAACTGTCTCCGTTCTTCTTCTTGCCATGGCACAAAACCTTCTCAACCACAACTTCCTCTTCCTCTTCGTTGTCGTCTTCCTTTTCGTCTTCCTTTTCGTCTTCGACTTCCTCCACGACCTCTTCGACTTCCTCTTCGTCTTCCTCTTCGTCTTCGTCTTCCTCTTCGACTTCCTCTTCCTCTTCGTCGCTGTCGCTGTCGCTGTCGCTGCTGTCGCTGTCACTGTCGCTTTTTTCGCTGTCAGCACCAAACAAAAGCTCGTCATCGTTGTCATCACCACCGTTGATCAGAATGTTGTCCATGTCAATAGCAGCCATTTTCAAAATTTTTGTTTTTGGTTTTTTTGGTTTTTTGCTTGCTTCAAACTATTATCTTCTTTACTTACCCTATTAAGTGCCAAAGCACTAGGGTATTTTAAAATTTGATAATTTCACAAAGTTTGATTTATTTCACTAAGTATTCCTTATTTACCCATATAAGTGCCAAAGCACTAGGGTATTTTAAAATTTGATAATTTCACAAAGTTTGATTTATTTCACTAAGTATTCCTTATTTACCCTATTAAGTGCCAAAGCACTAGTGTATTTTAAAATTTGATAATTTCACAAAGTTTGATTTATTTCACTAAGTATTCATTATTTACCCATAAATCAGCTGATGCGCTAGGGTACTTTAAAATTTGATAATTTCACAAAGTTTGATTTATTTCACTAAGTATTCATTATTTACCCATAAATCAGCTGATGCGCTAGGGTACTTTAAAATTTGATAATTTCACAAAGTTTGATAATTTCACAAAGTTTGATTTATTTCACTAAGTATTCCTTATTTACCCACAAATCCGCTGATGCGGTAGGGTATTTTAAAATTTGTTAATTCTTAGAATCCTACGTAACTGAGTTGGGAACCGTTCATGTTTTCCACCATCCACTTGATGACGTCGCTGCGCTTAGTACCTGAAAAGGGCTCTTGGATACCTACTTTGTTTTGTGCAAATGCTGGGTAGTCCATAAGCATTTGAGTGTTGTATTCTCTGTTGATCAAACGAATACTCTTAGACTTATTATTTTTGAAAGCATCTGAGATGTTGAAACACGTTTCTTCTTCATTGTATTCGTCAATTTTCTTGAGATACCATTTCTGGATCACCTTGGCTGAAACTTTTTGGATAAGCTGCTCCTTGGTGTAAGCACCCATTGAATAGATTACCTTAAGCACATCGTCTCCCAAAATACTTGCAACATTTACAGGATCCATTTACTTACCGTTTATTAATACCCCTTTATCTTACTAAACCTTAGGGTATTTTAAAATTTGATTATTTTAACAAAAACAATATACGTTTATAATAAAATATAATAGTCTTTAAATTGTTTAAAAGGTGTGTATTTCTTTCATATTAAAAGGTTTGTAAATATAAAATATTCCGTGATTTCCATTGTTAGCCAAAAATAGTTTTATTGATTCAATGCTCATATCTTTATGAAAAAAATTAGATAGTACACTACGATATATATTAATTGTGTTGTTATTCTTATCATAAAAAATATGAGTCGATATTGCTATATTACGACGTTCTATATTATCCTTAATATTATCGTATATAATCTCTACTTCGTCGGGGATAAATGTACCTTTCTTTTGGTCAAATATTAGTATAAGTTCAGAATACTGTAAACCTACAACTGGAATATAAATATCTGTTTTAAAAGTATCTGACGAATCTCTTTTTAAATCTACACAATCATTCCAATTATATTTGTTATTTTTATTTAGAAATTCTTGACTAGTAGTAATATCAAAATTAGCAGGTTTATATGAATCCAAAAATGGAATTACAAACGGAAGTATATTTTTATCAGAAATATCTCCAGGTGGTAATTTAATCTTAAATTTATCTGACTTGAATAATATCTTAGTAATAATGTCACCTCCTCTAGGAATAGTAATACCTGTCCATTTCGTTACCTTTCTTCCATTTGCATTATAATGTATAATCTCGTGTGTCTCTACTTTAATTTTAATCATTTTTACTTTTTTATTCTTTTATTATTTTAAATTGATTGAATAAATATACTTTATACTACCAACTGGAAATTTACTTAATAAATTACATAGTACATTACAACAATTTAATGATATATATAGTAGTAGAGGATCTTCATTTGGAAAAGTTATACCACAACAAATATTATCCACAATGAAAACTCATCCGAATAAAAGTAACGGAAAATATACTAAAATTGTTAATTATAGCCTGTGTTATATATAATATAACTTATTTAAGGTTTAGAATCATATTCTAATTAAATAAACAATGTCTTCGATTAGAATTTATGAATGTGAATATTGTGATTCAGAATATGATTCTAAAGAAAAACTAATCGAACATAAGAAAACAGAAACATGTGGTGATTTTGAATGTACTTTTTGTAACAATTCATTCCGTACACTCAAAATTTTGAAGAAACATGTCAATAATTGTACTGAAAGACCAACATATAATTGTTATGGGTGTACACTTAAATTGTATTCTAATTCTGATTTAATTTATCATCAGGCTAGGTGTAAATCTGCGTTGGTTAAGTGTCATTGGATTACTAATACTAATCGTATGTGTACTTTTACTGGTAAGTATGAAGGTTTTTGTAAAAAACATTATATTGACTATTTATATTATAATCCTAATGGTGTTAAATCTGTTGAAGTTGGGGAGGTGGATATTTGTTCTATGGTTGTAAAAACTAAATATATACCAACTTCAATAAATCATATGGTTAATGGTGATTTTTATTCCCTTGAATATATTTATAATAAATCAACATTTATAATTAAGGAGCACAATATATCTACTATTGTAATGGAAAATATAGAAACTAAGGATACTATTATATTTTGGGAAAATAATGAAACAAAAAAACAAAAACCTGGTAAATTGATTTCTCGGTTATATGCAGATTATGAGTATGAATGTGAAAATGACGCTTTAGTTGTATTTAATGATGGAAATAGGATGTGTAAAAAGTGTTTTGAATGTCGTTATAACACAACTATTAATAGTCTTATAATTAGAGATCAAGAAGTTGAAGATTAGTATAATTTTAAAATATTATGATTAAGTAAGTTATATGAGTTCGTTGCCGACAGATGATGAAATACTCATTAAGGATACAAGTGAAGTAAAAACAGATGCTACTATATCAATAATATTAATTGTATCATTAACGGTATTATTTGTAGGATACTACATCTATTCTCAATATGTAGGAATAAATAATACAGTTTATGTAAGACTGAAAAATTTTTATGGATCTTCATTATCACAACTATCACTGGGTTTAGTTATTGTATTCCTAGTTTCTGATGTAATAAATACATTCAACAAATCGATAATATTACCCATAATCAAATCTTCATTCCCGGACGAAAATATGTGGAATCAAGGTGTATCTCTTCCAAGGGGTCAAATTATGTATCCTGGAATGTTTTTACAAGCTGTCGTGTCGTTTGTATTGTCTATAGGTATAATGTTTATGGTTGGAGAAATATTAAACGCTATTTCAAAATTATTCTCTAAAAAAGATAAAAAAAGTTCAGGTACTTTTTATATTAATTTAGCATATATATTCGTAATAATCATATTTATAACAATACTAATATGGAATATAATTGAAATTACCAACCCCGTAGAAGAAGATGTTGTTGTTAATTTCCAATCTCCAAGATTTAGAATGAACTCTATCTAATTATTTAAAAATAACAAATAAAATGCTTAATAAAATAATAACTAAAATAATAATACTTATTAACATATTATTTTTGACAAAATCGATGATAAAATCCTTTATTTTTTCAAAAAAAGATATTATTTCTTGGCTGGTGTTGTTGTTATCATTATTACCACCACCTGTTGCCGTTGGTGATGATGTTGTTGGGTTATCAGACACGTTAAAGACAAAATTTATACCAACGTATGGTTGAATGCTTTCCATAACTACTTTTTTCACCCAATATTGTTTCCAATCCTCTCCATCTAAGAATGTAATCGTTAATGTGGGTTTATTGGTACTGTCCAATGGATACATGTTTGCTAATACAGTCTTGTCTGTATTGGAGAATTCATAATTCTCTTTGGTTGGATTATTTCTTATACCCTGTTCATCTTCTTTAATCATATAATCACCAACTTTATAAATCATTATAGAATCTGGATCAAAATTAGAGCCATCATATCTACAACTATCTCTCCCATTGGGGCAGTCATAAACGCTCAGTACATTAGTATTTGCGAATTGCTTAGCATCATTCCATTTTACTATACAAGAATCGGATGGGGTTATATTTTTATCACACGAATTATTACAAAAATATGGTCTTATATCATTATTATAACACATTTTTTCACAATATTGTTGTATGCATTCACTTCCACGATTCATTTGTTGTAAAGCGAATAGCGTAACCCCATCCAAATCATATTTAATTGGATTACCACCTAAATAATTTTGATGTTCATGATACAGACCTAACGCATGACCAAATTCATGAACAATAACACCACCAGGTATAAAGTTATTATCGCAAAACAGTCCATCAATTATACATGTCGCCGAAACCCCATTAGTAAATGTGCCTTTTTGTCCAGCACTACAATTGGAAGTAGCACAACCATTTCTATGTTCGTCTAGTATATCAAAATTAAAGGTATAACCATCCATTTCAATATTATTTGGGGGAGGATCAACCCATGCAAGATTCATTGATGGTTTTGAATTATTACTACCACTACCTAATGCAGATTTAGCTCCCTGGTTTGGATTAAATGATATTGTTATGTCTCCTTTTGCACCACTCTTCCAATATAATACTTTGTCAAATACTGCTGAATATCCTTTGTTTTTATTTAGTGGTTTGGGTGGTATGTTTGCCATACATGCATTAATACCAATAACAACTTCTTCATTCATTTATTATTATAAATATTTTAAAACTAAATATAAAATATTTTAAACATTAGGTCTTTATAAGAGTATGTGTAAGAAAATGGTTACTTTTAATGACGATGTTGTTGTTTTAGAATATGTCCTTACAGACGAAGAACGCGAATATAAAAGATTAAACTACCGTATAATTATGACCCAACTTTATTATTACCAACGGGATATTAGTGTGTATGGTTTTATTATGGATGACAATTTTATGAACGACGATTTTATGGATGAAGAATTTGATTTTAGGGAATTGTTTGAAAAATAAATGTTGATCAGTGTGTGTATTTTTATCGTTTTCCTAAAACAGCAAAGGTTTACACACCTATACCGTAATAAATATCTACACGCTCAACACACCCGTAAATGATTGTTTTGCTATTAACCGTTATGTGTTTTCTTACAAATAGAGTAACTATTTTCTATCATGTTAACTAGGAAAAAATCATAAGGTTGTAATGTGTCTAAAACTTCTTTAAATTCTTCAAACGTATCAAAAAATTTATAAAATATTTTTCGGTAATGTCTACGATTTTCGATGTGACCATACCCACTTAAAACAAAATAAAATACAACATGGGGTCTCATATCTTGTAGTAAATCAGTAAAAAAAATTTGACTTAAAATAATACTATTTCTTTTTCTAAAAAATAATTTTCTTAGTTCTTTGTTCTTATATAAAGGTGTGTGGTATACGCAATCTACTACGAGACCATTATCTCCAATATTTTTAATTACATCTTTATTAAATTCCGAATGATAATTACAGTTATCTATCCCCAAATTATCTGGTTCCCAATTAATAAAATATTCATATGGTTCAGTGGAACATCGGGTCCGATTTATTTTTATTATATCTTTTATAAGTGTAGTTTTCCCTTTACGAAATCCACCCAGTACAACAACAATGTTTTTATACATTTTAATAATATCGGGTATTATTAATAGACGTAGTAAACGTCATAGTTTTGGAGTATTATACGAAACTGAAGCGACAACTAACAATGCAGAACGGTCATTCACAGATATGCTGAGCGTGTAGTATTTCCACAAATTAATTATAATAAAAATACAACAAATCAATAAATGATGTAAAATTACAGAGCATAACGTAGTTATTTATTAATTACGATATAACAAAATCCGATGTAGGTGTGTATTCACTTGCTGTTTTCGGAAAAGGATAAAAAGTATAGTCACACACTATCTTTGTTTTTCGTAAAATCAAAATACACACACACATACCAATATTTATTTTTGAAATTAGTTTTATATAC